ATGCCCTGAGGGGCTCTCGGGGGGTCGGGGTCGGGGACCCCCCCACCCCTTCGAACGCCCGTTCGACCGCCGCGTTTCCGCAGGTCAGGGGCCTTTTTCGCGTTTGGCCTGGTCAGAGGTGCACGGCGTCGCGGGTCCACCGGTCGCGGGTGCCGAACCGCCAGGCGACGCGGCCGGGTTGGCGGGTGCCGGGCGGGTGGGCGACGGTTCCGTTGTCGCTGTGGTCGACCAGTGAGGGGTTGGTGTAGGCGACGGTGTCGGTCCATGTGCTGATGGCTCGGTCGATGGATGTGCGGGGCGGCAGGCTGTTGAGCATGTCGGGTATGTGGTTGGTGTGGATGGCGACTGCTACTGCGTGGAGGAGTCGTGGGGCGAGGAGCCAGCATGCGGGGGTGGTGATGGTGGCTTCGATGCGGTGTTGGTATGCGTATGGGCGTTGGCGGCCGAGGTAGAGGCTGACGGTGGGTGTGGGTGCGACAGCGAGTGCTTGGGTGAGTTGTGCTCGGAAGTTGTTGCAGGGGACGGCGTCGTCTTCGAGTACCACTGTCCAGTCCGTGTCTCGTTGGGCGAGGTGGGTCCACACCTTGCGGTGGTTGCCTTCGCAGCCTAGTGTGCCGTCGTCGATGGACAGGTAGTCAGCGTCGACGGTGTTGGCCAAGGTCTCTGCCATTGAGAGGCGTGAGATGTGGCCGACGATGCCGATGGTGTAGGTCATGCGCCGGCGGTGAGTTCCCGAATCCGTTCGGGGGTTGTTGCCTGTAGGTACCGGTCGAAGCGTTGCTTGTTGCGTTCGGTTGCGGCTTTGTCTGCGGCGGTCAGGTGTGCGCCTCCTCCACCGGACAGGTGATACAGGTGGAAGCCGGGGCCGTCAACGAAGCGGGTTGGTCCGCAGCAGACACGGAACGCTAGCTCCATGGCGTCGTCGTCATACCAGGCGCCTTCGAAACCCTCGTCGTATTGGCCGATGAGGTTGAGGGATTGGCGGGAGACGATGTTGACGGCGCCGATGGACTTGCGGTCCTTGCGGATTTGGTGGGCGTCGGCGGCTGCCGGTTCGAGTCGGTGTTCCCGCACGGCGATGGAGTCGTGTTCGGTGATGGCCATGAACTTGGAGAACGGCACCACCAAACCCGGGGCGGACACAGCGAGTTTGATGCCCTGTTCGATTTGGGGGAATGGGACGATCAGGTCGCTTTCGGTGAACACCAGAACGTCAGCGTCGGTTTGTGCGGTGGCGCGGTTGTAGGCGGCGCTGCGGTTGAACTGGGCGTCTCCGGTGCGGCCATCGTCCACGACGAGAACTTGTTGCCCGCAGGTGTCCCAGTGTTCGATGACGCGTTTCAGGTTCGCAGGCCGGCGTGGATCCTTACCGCGGTCCCGGAACGGGATGATGAAGGCGACCGTAGTCATGAGAGGCGGATGCTCCACTGTTCGGGACCGTGACCGATCACTGTCCATTTGATTCCGGTTCGTTCGGCGCATTCCCGGAAGGCGCGTTGCTCGTGATCCACACAGCGTTGGGCGCCGTGGTATTCGTCGAACACCAGAATGCAGCCGGGCCGCAGATGCGGCTCAAGGTGGTTGAGCACGGTCATGGTGCTGGCGTACAGGTCACAGTCGATGTGCACCAAGCCGACGTGGTCGGGGAAGGTGAACGTTGGCAGGGTGTCCTCGAACAGGCCGACCACGAGGGTTGCGTTGTCGACTTGGGGCGGCTCGCAGGCGAAGTGGCCCTTCTCAAACCTGCCTGGTTCCCAATCATCCGGGAGCCCCTGGAATGAGTCGAACCCGACGACCGGCATTTGTTGCGCGATCATGCGCAACGTTTTGCCCTGCCCGACGCCGAACTCCAGTGCCGTGCCCTTGGGTTGCAGCGAGAGTGCATGCTGCAGGGTGGACGTCATCTGGTTGCCGAGGCGGCGACCAAGGCTGTAGTCCTGTTTGGGTTGCGCATCCAGCCACTGCCGGTAGGCGTTGGGGCTGTGTTCCGCGGCGTATTGGCGTGCCACTGATGTGGCGGGTACATCGCAGTAGATGTACAGGGCTTCGTTGATGACACGTTCTGTCTTAGCGACCGACAGGAGTCGTTTGGCCCAGTCCGCGTCCTCACCGTAAGACGATTCCACGAACGGCAACGCCAACGCGATGTCGCGACGAACAGCGCTGGTGTGGCGGGGCGTGTTGAGTTTGTTGACGTGATCGTCGGTGTATCGGATCGATTGTCTCGTGATCCACCGTTTGATTCCGTTCAGCCGGTATTCCAGCTGGAACGTCAAAACGTCCGCACCAGATTCAGCGGCTTTCAGGAGCGCGGAAACGTAGTTGTCTGCGACCTCATCGTCATCATCAACGAAGACGGTGTATCGGCCTGATGCCATCCGTACTAGGTGGTTGCGTTTCGTCCCGATGCTCATGGAGCGGGTGTCGGTGAGGACGAGAACCTCAACCCTGGTGGGGTCGTCAAGCTTCGCGATCTGATTGTAGATCTGGCGTTGAATGGCGATAGCGAAATTGTCATGCCGCTCGGAGACGGAGCAGATCAGGATCGACAGATCTGGTGGTTTGCTATTCATCCTGTCCAGTCCATGCAAATTTGTGGGCGTACTGCTGTACCGTCACCTGCTATGAGTGGGGATTCTCAGGTACTGGTTGAGCGGTTCGCGCTGCCGGCCGGTTTGGTTGCGGGTTCGTTTGTGGCGTTCCTGCTTGCCGCGGTGACGGGGGTGGAGTTGTTGACCCTGGCAGGTGTGTGCCTGCTGGTGGGTGGTGTGGTCACAGCGGTGAGGGTCGCCCAAGACCAGGCAGCGGCACCGGTGGTGGTGTCGACCGTTCCGGTGCCGGATCCGGTGCGTCAGCAACGCTTACAGGAGTATGTGTCGACGGAGCTGGCCCGTTCGCGTGGCCGCATCGAATCGGTGACCCCGTACACGGCGGTAGTTGTTACCGGTCAGCGGGTGAACCATGTGCTGCACCTGCTGGTGTCGGTGCTGTTGTGTGGTTTGTGGCTGCCGGTGTGGCTTGTCATCGCCCTGACTGGTGGAGAGAAACGGTTCGTCCTCGCTGTGGATCAGTGCGGGAATGTGACGCGGGTCTAGCCGCGGATGCACCACCAGATGCGTGTGAGTAGTGATGGTGGCCGGTACAGGCCAGTAGCGTTCCACGGCTCCGGATCCGGGACGGTGAGTGAGCGTCTGGTCCAGGGTGGTGTGGTTTCGATGCGGCCCAGGATCAGCTGGGAGATGCTGCCCGTGTAGAGGCGGGTTTCGTCTTTGGGTGGGTCGAGGTGGCGTGACACGGCGATCAGGCGGCGAGCCATGCGCCGCATGATCCGGGCCGCGCGGCGTTTCATTCCGACCCGCCACCGATCGTGCCGGCCCCGTCCTGCAAGTTGATACGCCACGACTCCGGATCAATCGCGTTGGGCAAGCGACAGGCTTTCCCACATTCAGAGAAGCGCGTCTTCGAGCAGGGTTCCGGGCAGACGCGGAGGTGTTTGAGCGGCACGGCAACTACTCCTGGCTGTTGGAGCGGGGAACGCGATCCAACAACTGGTCCAACAGTTTCTCCGCAGCCTCAACAATGCTCGGGTTTCCGTCTTCGCGGGCTAGGCGAACGTTGTGGAGAGCGTCGGTGATGCGGTCGTTGAGGGATCGTGGTGTGGCGAAGGTAGGCAACGGGGGTTCACCTCCCGAAATGCGAAACGCCCCGGTAAAGGTTCCGGGGCGTTCGGGCTTACGTGCTTTGGGGACACGTATAGCGCTCACCAAAAACTGTACCTGCAATTTAATTCGTTGCAAGCGCAGAATGGCAGTTACCGTTACATTTCTGCCTTTGCCGCTTTCAGCAGTTCGTAATTCCAGCGGGCGTCAGCGAGTGCGTGGTGTTCACCGGTGGCTTCAGGTTCCACGAAGTTGGGAATGGACTCCGCGAGCTGCATGAGTTCGTGGGTCCACATCGGGATCCCGGTGGGCAGGTGGATCATCTTGCCCCACAATTGTGCCAGAGCAACGTGGTCGTAGGCGGCGTAGTAAGCCCAAAGTTCCGGGTCTGGTGCAGCGAGCAGGAACTCTCGGACCTCGTTGGCGATGACCCATTTGGGTTTGACCACGGTGGAGGTTCGGTCGAGTGTGCCATCGTGGGTGACTTCGATTCGGATGTTGTCTCCGGATCCAACTAGTCCAGTCTTCAAACCTCGAACGGGGAGGTGCTTCCATACGTTGTTGATCAGCCAGTAGTCCTTGTGGATTCGGTCTTCCGGCATGTCACTGTTGACGGCGTAGTATTCGCGGCCGTCCTCGCAGACGATGCCGATCGAGATCAACTCGATGGTGTTGCCGTCTTCGAGGAACTCTGTGTCGTAGCAGTAGATGGTCATTCGGCTGTGACTCCTTTGGGTAGGTCGAATCCGAGCAGCTTGCACAAGAAGAGGAACTGCTCTGGCGGCCAGATGGTGCGGCACACGAGGCAGGTGCAGCCCGTGGAGGTGATCAACTGCAAGGCGGGGACACGGACGTTTTCGCCGGCGTTGTCGCGCCTGTAGGTGTGGGTGGCGTTGCAGTTCGGGCACGGAGCCGACACATGCTTCACATGCACCGGGTTGAACAAGCGATCGATGTCCTCACACCACGACTTCAACACGCTGGTCATCTTTTCGAGGTGTTTCACGTCCTGCGGCCGCCACGATTGTTCTTGCAGGAAGCGGAGGCGGGCGATGGTTGGGGGTATGCCTTTGTAGCCGGGTTGCCACACTGACACCATCAAATCGATGTCCTGGAGGAGTACGAGGGCGTCGGTCCAGAGGGGTGGTTTGGATTTGGATCCTCCGCCGTTGCCGGTTTGGGCTTGTTCTCCGCCGACGGCGTCGAACAGTTGCATGTAGAGGCTGGGGGCGTGGAGCATGTTGCCGTTGTGGAGGGTTGGGATGGGGTCGATGAACGCGGTGATCGCTGTTTGGAACTCGGCACGTGCGGCGGGGAGGTGGCCTTCGTCGTTCGGCTGGGTCATTTTTCGAATGCCTTCCTGAACATATCTTCCTGTTCCCGTCGTTCCTTCTCGCGGTGTTCAAGCCATTCCGCTGCGCCGACACCGACCTCTGCCGGGACGTCGGCGAGGTGGGCGTAGATGTCTGCTTGGAGTTGGCAGAACGCCCGGTATTCGTCAGGATCGGTGATTGGGCATTTTTTGAGGGTGTTGGTGGCGGCGTTGAGCGCGTCCCACGCCGCGATCCACGCCCCCACATAAGCATCAGACATCAGTGATCCCCCTCCTGGTTGGGTTCAGACTGCACAACCGACCCGACATCGACCGGTATCCACTCGCCGTCAACGAACTCCTCGATGCGCATCGAGTCATGCCCCGGAAGTCCGGTGAGGTGTTTGTCGCTGAGCGCTTTGTGCGCTTGGGCGTCTTCCAGCGTTGAGAAGTGGATAGGCAACGCGTACCGGTCGCCAAGTGTTGACGCGTACCGGAAGCGGATCTCGTTGAACTGGGCGTCCCAGAGACGCATGCGGGCGCTCATTTGTGGTGTCCTTTGCAGTCGGTGGAATGCTCGGCGCGGGGCTGGAAACACACCGGACAAACAGGGCTCTCAGTGAGGAAACGAGCCTGGGAAGCAAGAATCACAGACAGGCTCAAGGCTGGTCCTCCAGTTTCGGCATAGGCCAAGGGCGGACCGATCGGTCACGAGGGCACAGCTCCGCGTCCTCCAGTGAGGTGTGCGCCCACGCCAATTCCTCGCGGGCGTTCGGGTAGATCCGGCTCATCGGTTCCCCGCAGTCCATGCAGGGGAGGCGAAGGTTGCTCATTGTTGGTCCTTTTCGGCTAGTAGTTGGGCGATAGCGATCAGAGCGTGAGTGGTCGCGGACTCGTATGCGGCTTGGCGGGCTTCTTCCCGCGCGAACTCGATGTGCTCGACGGGGGTTTCAGGTGTTTTCGGCATCAGAACGGCGGAAACCATGCCTCAACGAGGACGTCGAACGCGGCGTCAGCCATCCGCCGCCACGCATCCTTCTCCTGCTCCGACAGGGTGTTCCAGGGGAACATGCGGCCGGAGCTGGTGGTTTCGCAGATGGCTTGCGCGGCCCGCTCAACCAGAGCTGCACGCTCAGGGGTAGTCATGGTTTTCCTTTCGTGAGCCATTCCGCCCACCCCTGATCCACCACAGGCCGCGGTGGTGTGGTGTCCGGGATGATCCGTATATCCGTATGCCCCGACGCGATGGCGTGGCGGTCTGCTTTCCACTGAGCGCAGTCTTCGCACGACTGGTCCCAGACACGGTTGCACTCCTTGCAATGAACCTGAATCACGCGATCGCCTCCCGCATGCAGTCGGTGCACCGCGTCAACCCACACATCGGGAATGCAGCATTGGTGGTCCAACCCAACGTCTTTCCGCACCTATCGCAGTCCAAGACATAGAACCGATCGCTCACGCCCTCGCTCCAGGCACGGTTGCACTCCTTGCAATGAACCTGAATCACCGCGGAACCTCCCGCCATTCCCGGAACATGAACGTCCACATCGATTCCCGGTACGGTGCCGGTCGTCCTGCGTAGGAGATGGCTTTCGCAAGCACGTGTTCCTCGCCGATCGCGGTGATCTCGATGATCGTTTCGCCGCGTCCTTCGTCGCCGGCGAGTCGGGTTCCGACTGTCCAGCCGTTGCGGCGTGCGGTCTCTGCGTCGCTCATGCCTCGCTCCATCCCGACACCCAGCGGGCAGCTGTGCGGTCACCGATCCATCCAGGCGGGAGAATCCACCCCTCGCGGGCGGGAACGGTTTCACGGGTGAGTCCTCCGAGGGCTTTGTCGATTTCCTCGGCCACGTGCGCCCGCTTGACTCGCTCGATCTCTCGGCGAACTTCCGAGTCATCCAGATCGAAGTCTTCCGAACGCCACCCGCATTCGAGGCAGCACCACCACTCGACCCGCTCGCCTCGCCCCATGCGCATGCCCTCTTCGAGGCGGTGCTTGCCCATCACGTCGGAGATGAGGTTTTGAGCTTCGATGCTCATGCTTCCTCCAAAGAGTCCGTAGGGATGTAGAGCACGCGGGCGGGAAGGAAGTCGATAAGGTCCCCTGGCAGGCTCTCGTCTTGGTCATCGTTGGCCCAATACCAGGTACCCCTACTCGTCTTCTGCAGGGTTCCTCCGTCGTGGGTGAGAATTACGGAATCCTCTGGGAGCCATTCGAGATCAGCAGTAGTCTCAACCCCCCTGGGGCGAAGACGCTCAACCTCGGCTACCAATTCGGCGAGCAGCCGGTAGGACCGGCCCGGTGCGACCGCGACCCGAGACCCCTTCGCCACTTCGTAGTCGACCAGCGCAGCCTTGGCGCGCTCAACAACATCACTCATCAGGTATCTCCATCCAGTGGGTAACGAATCGGGTTGCAGGCTCTGGCACGCCCAGCTCGAAGATGCTCTCGATTACGCGGGTTTCCCGCCTGAGTCCTCCGAGGGCTCTGTCGATCTCGGCGGCGACGTGGGCCTCGAAATCGTCGAGCGAACCGTCGCGGAAATCACATTCACCCACCCGCGTACCCTGGCAGTGGGAGTGTCCAGTTTCCAGGTTTAACGTCCGCCGGTGTCGGCGCTGAACCGCGATCATGATCTTCTGCGCGTCGCCGCTCATGGCACCTCCTCGAATGATTCGCAACTGCACGCTTCACAAGTTCCGATGTCCGAGTGATGCGATGACGGGTGTTGGCATGTGGCGCAAGGTGTGGCGGCGTAAGCGGCGATTGCTTCGGCGCGGGCTACCGGGTCGTTCATGCTTCCTCCCCTGTAGCCACAACCGCAGCAGCAGCTGCGGCCCGCTTCGATTCCGCCACCGCTGCGAGAATTCCCGCAGCGAATTCCTCAATGGCAGCGGTCTCCCATACCGCGCCGAACAAGTGGATCTCTCCGTCGGCGAACACTGACACGTCACCGAACGCGTAATCCTTGCGGCCGTTTTCAAACTCGTCGCCCGTTGCCTCAAAGTACGGTTCGGGTAGTTGGATTACCGCCACACCCGGAAGAGACAGGAGAGCGTCAGCAAGGATCTCGCCCGGATCAACTCGGCAATCCGACGAGCTACCAACGATCCGGTAGTACGACCGGCTGAGGGCTTCTGTGAGTACTGCACGCAACTCGGGGTTGTTCATTCGTCGCCTTTCGGTTCTCGGTTTCTGTCTGTGAGCCGCCCGAAGTGGATGACCCGACCGGGCAGCGGCTTCCCCGGACGAATCGTGTTGCTACAAGGGACACCTTTGGGTGCTTTGCAGATGTCACACGACCGCGCCTCCTGGGCGGCCTGGACACGAGGATCATCCGCAGACGACACAAACATCGTCATGCGTCGTCTCCTGGTGTTGATTGCGGGGGCTGTGCGCCACGTGGAGCGACTTTCAGGGCCTCCGTGGTGTCACCGGACCCAGACGCGGCAGAACGACTGTCAGCGATCCTGTGAGCATGAGCCGGAAACGCCTCCAACACCTTCACCACACGCCCCTTCTCATCCCGCACCACACACGGCTCCTCGACAGCTGCACGGCAATCACGGCACGACACCCGCAACGCCTCCTGATGAACCGTCGTCCCCCGCCAGTCCTTCATCAGCCGGCATCCTTCAACCTCAGATGCGCATCGCAATACGTCAGACCGTCCTCGGTCTCGATGCGGCCGTGGTCATCACAGAGAGGGCAATTACGGACCGTCTCGAAGATCTCGCTACGCCTGGCTTTCTCCGCCGCTTTGCGTTCCGCGACCACCGCATCCCGTGCCTCCCGCGCGTGAGCGCAGGGAGCGCACGGACGGTTTGTTCCCTTTGGATGATTTGAGCAATAGGGGGTGGGGAGTCCGTCCGCGTCCAGGTGACCTTCCGTACTTACGTAACCCCCTAAGGAGTTGGAGAAGGAGAAAGGAGCAGGAGTAGGAGTAGCCCCGGGGTTAGACGGGGGGTTAACCCCATCCCCCTGCTTAACCGTTGGACCGGGGGTTGGACCTGGGGTTAGCGGTGGGGTTGGACTAGGGGTTGAACCTGGGGTAAACGGCTCCAGAGTGGCCGGATCAATCGCCTTCTGATCGAGCATTTCCTTCACAGCATCCCGCTGCCAACCCGCCGACTCGATCACCTCATCAGAGGTCTTCGCCTCAGCGATGTTGCGGGCCTTGATCTTCTTCACTTCATGCACCACAACCCCGCGCAATGTCCTCGACGCCAACGCGGCCCGCGCGTTAGCCATCGACACGGCCATGTTCGGCTTCTTCCACAACGCGTCGTGCTTGATCCACGACCTCAGAAGGAACTCATCGGTGTTGGTGTCGATGATCAGGAACAACTCGCGGGACAGCTCTGCGGCGGCCGCCTCGACGGCCTGAACTGTCCATCCCTTGGCCATCGCGGCGATTCGGCCGGCGTGCCACTCCCCCGAACCGCAATAGGACAGTTGCGGGCTCGTCCACAGCACGAAGTACAGATGTTGGGCCGGCGGGGTGAGATCCAACCAGTCATCATCACCCCAGATAGCGAGGTTGATTACCGAGTGGTCCTTGCCAGTGGCTTTCCTGCCCATCAGGAATCACCTCCAGGAATGACTTGCAGCCGATCCCTCTGGACCTGTCGTTGCGCCTCACGGGCTCGCCCCGATCGGTGCTCGACGTGGTCGCACACCGACTTTCCGCGGTACCCGGCGTGGTCGCAGAGATCGCAGGCGTAGATGGCATCCCACCGTGCCCGACGAGCCTCAGCCTTTCGCTCCTCGGCCTCATGCATCCGTCCGAAAAGGCTAGCTATCGACTCGCCTACCGATGGGGCCGGCGAGAAAAGATCGGACAGAGAATCAGGCAGAGCAGGTTCCGGTTGCGGCTTCGGATCCGCGAAAGGATCTTGGATGACCTTTGGTTTCGCCCGAACAACGTTGTGCAATGGGTGCTCAACCTGGATGGCGCGGCGTTCAGCGTTCTCCAGTTCCTCACGGGTGTTGTAGTTCTCGATGCTGATGCCAGCGACTTCGCTCCACCAATCTTTCGAGTCTCGGTGGGCCTTGAACCGTTGCGGCGGGTTCATGGTGATTCCCACGTACAACAGTTGCCCTGTGGCGCTGTAGAAGCGATAAAGAACGTGAGCCACTAGTCCTCCTCTCCGTCTTCTGTGCCTTCGAATCCTGGGCACAAACAGATCGTGTAGGTGTTCATGTCGTCCCGGTTGACACCCATGCGGACCCGGCACCGGGGGGCATGAGAAGACCTGGGATGGTCACACAACAGACAGTCGGTCACTGGCGGCCTCTTCTGGGATGTGTGCCCGGTGGTCGGCAAAGGCGTGGTGCCGGCGGATGAATGCCTGCGCTTGTTCGGTAGTGGGGAATTCGGCGGTGATGGGGCAGCCTTTGGTGCGGCTGCATTCCGCGCAGACAACGGTGATCATGGGACCTGCCAGTTGATGGTGTCGCCTTGCTGGAGAATCTGTTCCAGGTATTTGACGGCGGTGACGGTGGAGTTGAAGCATTTCGGTGGTTCGTTTCCACCGGTGACGATGTAGTGGGGCCACGTCCCCGAAACCGTGTACATCACCTGAACAGCCCCTTCACGAGGAAGTACGCCAGCGACGGGGGTCCGGTGAATGCGAGGACGATGTAGGCGATCGCTTCGAGTTGTTCGGGTGTGAGGTTCACTGAAATCGCACTCCCTTGCCGAACGCTTCGCCGTTCCCTCCACCACCGACGGAAACCCCGGTGACTCCTGCTCCCCTCATGAAGCGGACCCATCCGCGGTCTGCAATGACCACAGATTCCTTGCTTGTTGGTCCGGTGTGGTAGCGGAACACCACCCGCACCTCAATCGTCTTGACGAATGCGAGGGCGGCGCGTCTGGCATCGCGCCTCCTGCTGTACATCTCCGACGTCAGGATCGTCCGACCATTCGAAGTGGCCACCGTCCACCAGAACGTGCCCTTCTCCAAGTCCTCTTTCTGATCCACATAAAACACAGGACGGTTCATTGTGTTGCCTCCACAGGGTTAGGTATCCGGTAGGTGTTTCCGTCGTCGTCGAGCAACACCCATTGGCCGCGGTACAGGACGGGAATCTCGATAGGGGATTGGGTTTGACGAACAAGCCAACCTTCAGCGAACGCTTGCGCCCGATAGGACTCCGCCCAACGATGACAAGCACCACAAGCCCACAGCCCGTTAGACGCCACGTTGGTGTCGTCGCGGCGAGAGCCGCCAAGACCACGGGGCCTGCGATGGTGTGCAGTAGCGTCCGAGGCGTACTCGTTGCAGCGTTCACAACGACCGTGAGCACGAGACCAGATCAGTTCCTTGACTTCCGGGGGAAACCCCGTGAACCGGCGACTCATGCGGGGGCACCGTTCTCCATGAGGTCATCGATGAACTCCCGCAACTGCTGGGGTTTCGCGTTCCTCGCGGTCACCTTGTACTTGCCGTAGAACTGGGCAGCAACCGTCTTCTCATCAAGCGTCAGAGCAGCGCACGCATCGCCCAGCTCGTGGAGCAGAGCATTCCGTTCAGCCACCGCAGGATCGGGCGGTGCGGGGGCGTCTGGGTCTCCCTTGCACCACAAGTCGAGAGCAGCACCGAACCTCATGCCCGCGTTCCTGAGCGCGTCACCGATGGCTTCTTTGACGGCGTTGGGGCCTTTCTTGCCGCCGGCGTCGCCGTATCCGATGCGGGTGACACCGCAGATCGTGAGGCGGATCCACAGGCCGCCTTGTTCGTCCAGGAGGGGTAGGCCGTTGTCCCCGACTGCGAACGGTTCCCATGTCCACAGCGGGTCCACGTCGAGGAACCTCGCGGTGAGGTAACCATGGCCAACAAAGTCGAGGGTGATGCCGCCCTTCGGCAGCTTTCCGATCTGGTTGGCGGGGAATGGTTCGCGAAGCTTCGCGAGCCTGTCAACGTCCACGTCGCTCATTCGGTTACCTCCGCAGCAGCAGCGAGAAGAGCAGCGGCGAGGTCGCGGGCTTCCCCCGCCGAATCGAGACGTGCAGCGCCGCTGATCACGATGTGACCCAATGGGCTCGGATACACGTCCTCGGGTTCGTTGCCGATCAGGGTTCGCCAGTACGGCCGACGCGGTCCAAGCCGGGCGTCCTCCCCAAACTTCTCCGGGAGTTCTACGAGTGCGATGCGGTTCGCTTTCAACGCTTCCAGGAACTCTTCAACACAGCACTCGGTTTCGTCTTCCGGGTAGGTGTCGTTGAAGAAGTGGTCTCGAAACATCTGCCCGAGAGTCGCTTCGACACGAGACTGATCACTCATGCTGTCCACCTGTCCGCCAACCGATCCAACGAACCAATAACCGCATCAACCCTCGACAGGGCTTTGCTCACCACTTCCAGGTTCAACTCCAGCGCTTCACGGTCCAGGAACTGCAACGGCGCCCCCTCAGACAACAACTCATGCAAAGCGCACCGCGTGTCATCAAGAGCAGCCGCGGCGGCTTTCGCGTCGTCCCTCGCGGTAATCACCCGTGTATCAACAACCATCAGTTTTCGTCCTTGTCTCGATATTCGGAGCAGTGGCAGCGTTCATGTCCGGCCGGGCCGTGGTAGTTGGTGGCGTCACAACCCGTGTCCCACCGTCCCCGGAACTTGTCCCACTGGTAGCGGTGGAAAGACCGGTTATGGCCACACACGCACATCACGAAGCCTCCAACCAGCGGAACTTCTTGACCAGAGCTGTGAACTCAGCAGCCTGCTTCTTCGACCACCCGTAACCAGGGAAATAATTTTCGACCGTTGTCCGGCTCACACCCAACGTGCGGGCAACCTCGTTATAAGGGGCGCCGTCATCAAGCAAATATTGGGCGAAATCTTTCTGCTCCTGGCTCAACGGAACAAACTGATCCGGCGACGCCAAACGGGCATCACCAGCCGCCCGAACCCGAACCACCGTCCGAGCCGAACAACCCACCACTTCCCCAATATGCTTGGCGGACCACCCCTCACGAGTCATCAACAGAATCGTCTGCACCTGCTCTGGGGTGAGCCTGTTCCCGTTGCTCATGCCACCTGATCCTCACCATCGATCGCTTTGAGCAGAGGCCGCCGTTCCCGCTCCGACAACCCCCCGAACACCCCGTAGTTCTCGCGGTTCGCCAACGCGAACTCCAAGCATTCGACCCGAACCTCGCACCGGCTGCAGATCCGTTTGGCTGGCTTCGCGCTTCCACCCTTCTCGGGGAAAAACACTTCGGGGTCCACTTCGGCGCACCGTGCCAGGTCACGCCACGCATGCTTGTCCTCCACCGCTGCGGCGAGCATGAACGACAGATCGATCAGGGTCATGCAACGGACTCCAGTTCTGTGATCCACGCGAACGGGTCCTCAACATCTGGCACACCGGCAAGGGCAGCCATCAACAGTTGAGTGCGTTCGGTTTCCGGGAGGCTTGTCAGATAGGCCCACACGGGCAGGGAGTCACCGCTACGGATACGCCGAGACAACCAGATGACTGTTGCAGCGATACGGGATTCCCAATCCGTCTCCGACAGTGGGCATTCCTGAAACAGCCTGTCTGGGTGGGCTTCCATGTTGCCATCGGTCGTGACCCACGCGTCCTCCCCGCACACCGGGCAGGATTGCAACTTTGCTGCAGGCAGTTCAGCCCTGTCCCGTTCGATGGTGCGGACCGTGCAGTGCGCCCTGCGCGCCAACTCCACTTCGGGGAGTTTCGGGCGACGCCGCACCAGCATTCGGCGCTCTTCGGCATTAAGTCGCATGGGAGTTCCGTTCACGGCGCATTCCACGGCGAACCAGTCGATGCTCACGCGCCCCACCTCTGCGCCCGTCGGCACTCATTCGAGCAGGTCTTCGCATACGTCCCCATAAACTCGCCGCCGCACTGCGTGCAGATCTTCAGGGACGGTTGTGACCGCAACGCATTCGAGGCGCGCTTCTTGCATTTCTGCGAGCAAAACCTTGCCCTGCGGGTGACCGGCTCGAACACCTCACCGCACTGCAAGCATTCCTTCTCGGTGAACCGTGCCGGTTTCACCGGGGCCAGCTCGCCACGCTTGATGCGGGCACGTTCCTTCTCTGAGAAGCCGCCCCACACGCCGGCCTCGTTGTGTTGCAACGCGAACTTGAGGCATGGCGCTTGGACAGGGCAGGTCCAGCAGATGCGGCGGGCGGCGTCGGCGGTGTAGTGGCCGGATTCGTTGAGGAACCAGATATCGCCGTCCTTGTGGGTGCAGATCGCGCGGGAACGCCAGTCGCTGGTGTGGACTTCTGCCAGTTGGATGAACGGTGAGTTCGCCACCTACACCACCCCCTGGTTGGTGAGGTGCTGCGGGCAGTACACCGATTCCGCAGCGGCGACGAAGAAAGCCACCTGGTAGGGCGACAGGTCACTGTTGATGTAGATCTGTTGGGCGATAGCCCCCTCGGGGACACCAACGTTGAGGAGTGCGCAGACTTTCCTGGCGGTGACGATGGCGTCGCGTTCGCTGTCGACTCCTGTGATGCCTTCGGATTCGATGACAGCAATGAACCTGTCGTTGAGACTGTCAGCTTCAGCGTGTGGTGCGGCGAGGCCGGGGCCGATGATGCCTGCGGCGATCAGCAGCGGCATCGTCCACCAGTACCGCCAATGTTGTTGGTGCATTACTACCTCCAGATCGAAATAAAGAGGGTGGCCATTGCGGCGACGAGCAGAATCAACGTGATGACCAGGAATCCGGCCAAGCCCCATTCGACAACATCAGTGGCGTTCACTCGGCCACCTCCTGGTCGATGATTTCGCCGTACCGGTCAACCTCGATGCACGGCACCACCACGCGCCGCGCCTTGGCCTTGTCGTCCAGCGGCACAAGCTCATCCAGCCGCACCCCCACCTGAAGGAACCGGGCCTCATCAACGGGCAGGCCGAGGTAGGCCAGAGACTGCATGGGGTGAGCGCAGAAGTGCAGACCTTTGCCGCAGTCGCGCCAGTCCGGGTCCCAATCGGGGGCCTCGGGGGTCGAGCCTGGTGAGTAGTCCACGCCGCGGTCGGTGGTCCACTGCTGATTGACGGCTTTGTACCTCGACGCGTGCAGAGCCCCGCGCCACGATGTGTGAAGAGTCCCACGCCTCGACGCGTGAAGAGCCCCGCGCCACGACGCGCGAAGAGCTTGAATCGGTGAGACGCAGCCACACGCCGGGAGCGGATTCGATATCGATCGCATCGGCGCGGTCCGCGAGAGCCTGGTCAAGTTCCTGCTGCGTTCTCACCGTTACGGTCATGCTGCTTCTCCTGTCGTGAGGTAGTCGTGCAAGAGTGCGACTACGGCGTCGCCGTTCATCTGCTCCCAGATCGTCGGCTCCGTCTCCCAATGCGCAGGCGGCAGGAACGGGCGGAACCACGACACACTCTCCGTATGGATCAACACCAACTCCGCCAGGTCCTCCAGTTCCTTCAAGAGGTCGAGGTCAGCCATGGGTGGGTTGGTGGTGACGGGGAGGTCGGACCAGTTGGTTTGGTGGTGGTCCCACCATGCGGGTTTAGAATCTGGGGTTAGCATCGGAAGCGTCCTTTCTTTGGTTGTGTTGTTTCCGGTGTTAGGGCCGTCGTCCCGCGCAATGGGGCGGCGGCCCGCCTGCGTCAGCCGTGGATCCGCGCCAGAGCGGAATTGATATCTGCTGCGTCAATCTCGGTTGCAGGGTCGAGGTCGGCGAGTTCGCGCCACCGGGTAATCGACTGCCGCGTGAACTCGATGAGTGCGCCGCTCCATGCGGCGCTCTCTGCGGCGTACCGTGCGGCGCTCCATGCGCGGCTCTCTGCGGCGCTCCGTGCGGGGCTACAGGCGTACCCTGCGGCGCTCTCTGCGACGCTCTCTGCGGCGCTCCATGCGGCGCTCCATGCGCGGCTCTCTGCGGCGCTCCGTGCGGGGCTACAGGCGTACCCTGCGGCGCTCTCTGCGGCGCTCTCTGCGGCGCTCCATGCGGCGCTCCAGGCGGCCCACGCAAACGGCACCTGACCCGACGCCGCCTGACGGTGCAAATCCGCAATCTCGCGGATCGCCACCGCACCAACCTCATCCGCGAACCGGACGGCGCCCCACTCTGGGGAGTCCAGCATGTCGGCAATCCACAACGCGTGGACAGCATCCGAAACACCTGCAGTGCCGACTGTCTTCCAACCCAAGTCGAGAACCAGCACACTGTTCTCGGGTGATAGAAATCCGTCAGGTCCAGCAAGGTGGTCGTTGCACATCTGCACCAGTGCGGCCAGTGGGCGTGCTGAGCACTCAGGGTAGTCGGTGATTTTGGTGTCGCCGTTGATGTATGAGATGACGTTCATGGCGCAGCCTTTCCCGGAGCCGGGTTGGTGGCTGCCTTTCGCGAGGCGCAGGGGGTGGGTGATTCGGTCGAGATCAATGGACATTTGAGGTTCCTTTTCGTTGGTTTGGGTGGGTTGCGTCTATCTCGGGGTGATGCGGTACGTATCCAGCAGTGATTGGGCGACCACTTCGGGGCTGACCCCGGGCGCGGTGGTGTACCACCTCAGGTGCAACTCCAGGTCCGCGCGGCTGACTTCGGTGTGCTGTCGGATCGCGGCGAGTTCTTCCGCCGTCGCAGAATCCAGGAACTCCCCCAACTCCATGAACTCGTCATCATCGAGGAATTCGCGGGCGAAGCTGAGGCAGTACTGCTTGGTGGAGTCGATGGCGTCGTGTATCCACTTTGGCGAGTTCGGCCCTACCTGCTTGTGCAGTTCGTCCCAGCCGTTGGAGGGTCCCGGCGCGGGAGGCGGGGGAACCATTCCCGCGCCGGGACCAATGTCACCCACCGAGACGGGTGACTGGTCTGCCGAAACCCAACGTTCGGCAGAAGAACGCGCACGCTCAATCGCTGCAACGATCGCGGCCTTACGCTCCGCCTTCGGAAGGCAAAGACGAGTGATCTGAAAGTAGGCGTCAGGATCTAGCTTCAGAAGCTCGATAGCGAAGGCGTCGCGAGTTTCGAAGACGCTGCCTCCCACATTGACTCGATCCTGAAGCGGCGACATGCCCCCTCCCCCGCCACCACCAGTACCACGGACATGGGCGATGCGGGGTTCGTGGACTTCTTCCTCAGCCTCCGCAGCCACAAGACAATCCCCGTAGTCCAGGCCGAAATCCCGCCCCAACGCATTGCTCATGGCCTGACGCTCAAGCTTGGCCAGCCACGGATCCACCACAGCACCCACCAAGGCGAGCCCGTCATGAATCACGTTGTTAAACCTGGCATTCAAACGCTCAACAAGATTCACCGGTTACTCCAATCCGGGCCGAAGGGGTGGGAATATCCCCACAGGAAGCACGCCGCTGTCGGTCGGCTGTCGTACAAGCCGTCCCAGAACGCACGCGGGGCCATCAGCAGAACCACCTGGGGAACCTGAGCGGCAACGACAACGGCCACGAGAATCCAGAGCAGACCACTCACGCTGTCTCCCCCAGTTCCTGCAGCCGGCACCGCAGCCGCGCGTTTTCCTCACGCAACGCATCCAGCTCCGCCGCTTCCTTCATCTGCCTGGCGTCGAACTCCGCCAACGCTTTCCACAACCCCGACGGACGAGTCACTTCACCCGACAGTTGGCACACACTCCGATGCTTAGGAGCAGACGTACTCACTGGTCCTCCGTGGTTTGTTTGTCTTCCGCCAGTTCGACGGGGTGGCACGGCCCTTTATGTCCCCACGGCCGCCGACAGCCACCTGTCTGATCTGACGGCCCGAAGTTTTTACCCCACGGCGCGGGAAGCATTCCGTTGCAGATCACTCGCCCCTCGTAGTGTCCTTCGTACCCCGGTACTGGAAGCCAAATTTCCTTGACCATCAACTCGCCAATCTCCGCCGCGACCGCGCCGACAACCCATCAGCCAACGACACCGGTTCAACCGGCTCCTGATGGGCTACAGACGGGCCACCCGAAAGCCACTGCTCAATATGGGCGTCCGTCATCACCCACACACTCCGCGACAGCTGCTTCCCCGGAATCTCGCCCTTCTTGAGTCGGCGCTTCATCCACCGAACCCGGTCCTTCATGTGAGGCAGGTACTTGTCTGCCACCTGCTCCACGGGGTACGCCTCGATCATCTCGCTCCCCCTTTCGGTTTCGACACAAACAGTGGTTTCTTCGGTTTCGGCCAGTGCTGCACCTTCGGGCGCGGCCTCGCGTGGAAAGTCATGTCAGCCTCATCGCGTTTCGGATGATGGTGAGCTGATCTATCAGGTCCGTGAGTTCATCGGCGGTGAGAAGGACATCGCCGTCATTGCGGTAACCGTCACCAACATTGAGGTAGGCCAGGTCGGTTCCGTCGTAGTTCCCTAGACCGATGGTCACACCGCCGTGTGACTTTTTGATCAGACGCTGAGGTTTTGAGTAGAAAGAGAAGCTCATGATTCGGGCCACACAATCCGGCTGGAACGCTCAACCACCGCAGTAGCCCCATAGGACTCGAGAAGGTCAGCACGCTTCTTCGCTGTCGAGTGCGACCCGTACACCTTGTTGGTTACCGGCCACACGAACTCGTCGGTGCCGAGGATCTGTGTGTAGTTGCCGCGCGGACGCCAACCAGGTGGCTGCCAGCCGGGAGTGGGGACCCAGTAGTCAGCTTCCTCATCGATGCACTCGAACGCACCCTCGGGGTAACGGATCACGCGGACCCGGTACAGGTATTCACCGGAGAACTTCATGCCGGGTCACCGCCTCGCAGTTCGCGCGGCAACTCCAGGGAGCCGTGATCACCCACGTACTTGGTGATGTGCTTCCACGCGTAGTCCTGACCAGAAGGGGTCAGCTTCCCCACCGCATACGCATAGCCGTTGCGGGCCACATCCTTATGGGTGAACGCCAAACCGCGCTTGATGGCCTCGGCGGTCGCGTGCCCGGTGTCGCTGCGCTCGCCCCGAATGAACAACCCGATGTGCCCAAGGAACCGCAACACATCGGCCTGCTTGATCTCGATGCCCTGCTTGGTCCCCCACGCCTGGACCTCGCGGGCGAACTCCTGACGGTGAACATCCGAATCGGAACCGGTGTGCGCCTCGGCCTTCGCAACCAGCGGGGCGTCCCGTTCGATCGCCGCAGCCAACATCTTCTTCTCGGACTCGACGGCCACGAGCTTGCGCGCGGTGTCCGCGAACATCTCCGTCATCGCCAACAACCCCTCAGGGGTGGTGATGTCCGGAATGGCCGGCTGCACTTCCGCTTGCCGGGTCTTGACCGCGAAGTAGTGCTGCGCGGCGGCCACGGCGGGCTTGCGCGGGTCGCCGTTCATGGCGATCAGGTATGCGGCGTATCGGGTGACCAAGTAGTCAGTGCGCGGCCTACCTCCAGAGTTTTCACGGTTGACCGTGAAAAGGGTCTTGACGTTGAATCCCTCGCTGGCGGCCGTGGTCTTGGCGCGCTCGATGACCGGCTCGAAGTGTTGCCATGTCGGGTACGTCATCTGCTCCATCAGCCAGCGGGCCGACCAACGGTCCTCGCCGCCCTGCGGGCACGGGATGCGTCCGGCGTCGAATGGTGACTGGTCACCGGTAAGCTGTAATTCAGACATTTGAGCCTTTCCTCTCAGGTGTCTCTGCCCTCACCTGCTCCACACAGGTGGGGGCATTTCTTATGCGGCGAAACGCGCGCGGGGCCTCGGCCGGTATGCGGTCGTGATGGTCCCCGGGTCCAGGTGGAAGAACTTTTCGATGGCGGCGAGCAGTTCTGGTGATGCGCCACGGCGGCCAGACTCGATCGCGGACAAGGTGCCGCGGCTGGGCGGCTTCGCGTCCGAGCGGCCTTCCTCTTCCCAAATCTGACCGATTCCCACTGCGAGTTCTTCAAGCGTCACGTCGGCAACTGCACGCAGCGCTCCGATAGGTACATGCGGTGGAGTCCTAAGTGGGCGGTCGGCGACGCTCTTGGTTCGGGAGAATTTTGAACCGGTTGGCATGCGTCCGAATGTACGGCAAACATTAGGGATCCGCAAGGATCTGTTCGGCAAATGTTGGTCTAGCTGGGCAAACGTCGACATCGCCGCAGGTGGACATGGGAATTACACGACGGTCGTTAGCCAAACGATGGTTGTGTTTGCCGAACATTTTCCGGATGATTGGCGCCATGCCAAAGACGCAGAACGGCCCAGCGCAGGCCGACTGGGAACGACTCGGGAAGATCGTCCGAGCCCGACGCGAGTACCTGAAACTCAGCCAAGCCGAGGTTCAGGAAGCCGGAGGGCCATCCGACGTGGTGCAGTCACGCATAGAGAACAACGACGCATCGAAACCGCGGCCCCGCGGTTCAACGCTTCGAATGCTCGATGCTCCACTGCAGTGGGAACCCGGCTCAACGATCGCAACATTGAGCGGAGGAGACCCAGTACCGATCGGAACCAACACATCGGTGAAACAAATCAGTGACGCCGACCTAGTTGCAGAAATAACCAGACGATTACAGGAGGCACGAAATGTCATGGAAACTGCGCAGACGACGCGAACACCGCGCGAAACGCATCAAGACCAGGAGGAAGACCTAGGCGCCAGGCCCGGTGAACCGCCGCAACCGCGCCAGCCTAGGGCCAGCGAAACAGGCCCTGCGATCCACGCCCACGTCGCCAGGAGCGTCCGGGCGCGTCAACGCCGCAAGGACTAGGCGCGCCCGGTCCAGCGACCACATTGTTGGCGGGCACTCATCCATCGCGTTCAAAATCCGCGCCAGCAGAGTGTCGAGATCGTCATCAAACATGGGCTGCACCTACCGAAATGAACAACACCGGCCACCCCTCGCAACCGGATGCGTAGACGCTAACGGATCGTTGCCAAAATCGACACACGAAGCCCACAAATGGGAATATCACGATTAGATAACCGACAGTGCGTCACGTTTGCCAGCCCCTCACCAGAAAGCGCACACATCCATGAACAACAACACCAACGCAGTCTCGCCGGGAAAAGTGATGGCCGCCGCGCTCGGCGTCCTCGCCCTTGTCGCCCTCGTCTCCGCCCGTGGCGACAAGGACGACGACACCACAACGCAAGCCGCCACAACGCCAACCACCACCACAGCGCGCGTGAACCCGTACCGGACCATCCCCGGCGACGGCTACCACAACATGGGCGGCGCCGACGGATACGACTGGGGCACCTACACCGCCACCATCCCACCCGACTCCCCCGGCTGCACCTGGGCCATCGTCAGCGTCTCCGAGTATCGCGGCGGCGAAACACTCCGCGAAGGTGAAGCATCATCCGGCACCGTCCGCGCGAACATCCAACCCGACGGGGTGTCGTCGTGGACCGGCACCATCAACGGCGACCACCGCATCATGTTCCGCACAAGCGGCTGCGGAGCCTGGACTATGACCGAGTGAGGTCCGCAAACACAAAAAGGCGCCCTACCAGGATCTAGATCCCCTGGTAGGGCGCATCTGGGTCTTAAAAGTCCCCCAACAATCCATCCATAAACTCCGCCGCCACCCGCGAACTCGTCCGATCCACATCCGTATACGTGTCCACCGTGATCTGAATCGACTCATGACCCAGTTGGCGGGACACAATCGTCACCGGTGTCCCGCCCGTTAGCTGCCACGACGCATACGTGTGCCGCAGATCGTGCGGAGTCGGACGTGGCACCAGACCGGCTTTCTCCACAGCCGGATTCCACACCCTGCGCAGAAACCCCGGATACCGGACCGGGCCACCATCGGTGTTGACGAAAACAAACTCGTGCGACAAGTCCAGCCGCTCCAGCAGCCGGGCCGGAACATCCACCGTGCGGCGGGACCGTTTCGTCTTCGGCGGCCCCAACACATACCCGGCAGACGAGTACTTCCACGCCTGACGCACCCGGATCGTGGACGTCTCCAGATCCACATGCTTGGGCTGCAGCGCCGACACCTCGCCCCACCGCAGACCGGTCGACACCATGAACTGAACCATCAGCTTCCAGTGCGGGGTGATGGCGTCGCGGAGCCGGTCGAACTCGGCGTGGGTGAGCATGCGGATTTCGTCGTCGTCCTCAGCGTCCCCGCGGGGCAGCCGCCGGCCTGCGGCAGGGTTGGTGGACAGGTACCGGGGGACGGCGGCGTTCAACGCCCCCGACAGGAACCCGTACTTGTTACGAAGAGTCTTCGGGGCGTGCCCGTTGCCGTCGCGGCCGCCGGTGGTTTCCATGACCTTCACCCATCGCGCGATGTCCTCCTCGGACAGTTTGGAGAGGGGGATGTCGCCGAGGTTGGGTTTGATGTCGTTGGCGAGGTACTGCTCGTACTTGTCGATGGTGTACTGCTCGACGCCGGTGAGGTGGTCGATGTGGTGGCGGATCCATTCGGCGACGGTCAGCTCGGACTTGGAGCCTCGGGGTGTGGGGTTGATGCCGTGCATCTCCAGGGCGCGTGCAGCACCGTGGGCGTCGACGGCGGCGGCGAAGGCGTCTGCTGCTTTGCGGTCGTCGAAGGTGAGTGCGCCTTGTGCGCTTCCTCTGCCGCCGAACCGGTAGGAGACCAGGTAGGCGGTGGTTCCGTCTTTGCGGACCCGTTCACGGACTGATGCCATGCCCCGGATTCTATCCGTTGTGATGTCATCGGTGCTGTCAGATTCTGGGCGATTCGCTGACCTGCGGTTTTGGGTGGAGCTAAGGGGATTCGAACCCCTTCGTATCGTGGGGAAATGGTCGTTTACCTGCGAAAAAACACCCGTGTGGTTCTGTTCCGACCTTTTTAGACCTGTAGCGACCTGGGAAAACCTGGAGCCGTGTTGTCAGTGACAGCACGGACATGTGGGCTGTCTGCACCCCACCTACCCCTGTGCCCTAGCCCCCTGCTGCTACCCCACACCCACACCCCTGTGCGCAGCACCCCTGTATATGCAGCGTCCCTCCGCTGTGCAGAACTCGGGCTTGACACGTAACCCGGTTACGGGTAAAGTCAGTCGCATGAACATGATGCTGAACACCCGCTACACCAAGATCGACCGCCACTTCGGCCGGTGCGCCGTCAAGGGCTGCGCGACCCGCAGGGTCATCGACGGCAAGCCGTATGTCGGCGAGGGCACCAGCGCGGTGCCGATCTTCTACGGCGGCTTCAACGGCCCCCAGCTGATCGCCGCGGGTCTGTTCTGCACCGAGCACAACAAGCACCTCACCTGGACCCAGCTGCAGGCCCGGACCAACCCGGAGAAGACCTGCAACAGCGTCTGCATGGGCGCGGTCGGCGGGTCCTGCGACTGCGCGTGCGGCGGGGAGAACCACGGCAAGAACCACATCGGCTGAAGGAAGGACCCATTGACATATAACGACTGATTGAGGAGACGCTGATGCGCACCATCCACACCACCCCCGCCGAGTTCCGACGCGAACAGCTCCCCCGACTCTCGCTAGAAGTGATTGAGGCTCTGAAAGCTGCGGGGGAGACTGAGGCGGATATCGCCCGGATGTACGGTGTGACACCACAGGCTGTTTCATGGCACGTTCACACGTACGGAGGTAAATTGACCGACCGGCAGGTTATCCGCCGCGAATACCCGTTCAAGGTGCCTGAGCCTCTTTCTCAGTGCGCGCCGCATAAACGACTGAGGGATCATGGCGAATACATCGCCACACGCGGCAAAGGCATGAAAGATTACAAGCTGAAGCGTCTCCGGTCGTTTTACCGGATGCTTCGTGAGAACAATTGGGTTGTCGAGTTCGATCCGAACATCCCGCCTATACCCGGCGTCAGCAAACGCGGGGGTTGGGCGTACAGGGAGCGCCAGGAATCCGACGAAGACCTACTCATCAGAGTCAACGAATACACAACTCTGTCCGAGATCGGACGTCATCGCATCTGGCGTTTCCCGAGCGTGGAGCCCTGATAAACCACTGGAGAGTGCAAGGGGTGCGGCTGCCTTCACAATCCGAAGATTAAGCCAGGACGTAAACCAGCATCGCGACGATCATCCCCGCCACGACCGCCAGCCACACCGACCGCCACAACTCCAACTGCGGATCACTCATCAGACGACTCATCCCAATAACGGTTCACCAAACCATCGGTGACATACCCCGCCTGACCTATAGGTGTGATCACAGTCGTAGCACCCAAGTCCATGCGGTCACCGTCGATGCGTTCCAACCCGACGACCACCACATAGTGGGCCACCTGCCAACCGTCGCCCATCGCGTCCAGGCTGGCTTGGATCGCGCCGCGAACAGGATCAGACATCACGACGAACCCACGCCTTGATCGCGTCCCACAGGAATCCCACCGTCACACCGTGATCGAGGAACGTACACACACGAATATTCACGTCACACCCCCCGCACAACGCTCATGCGCTCAGGCTCAATGGACAACCGCGAATGCGCGCCGCAGCTGGTGCAGCGGCGCATCGTGTAGGTCAGCACGTTCGCCACATATCGGCGCGGAATCAACACGGTTTCACTGCCGCACCGGTTACACACCGTCAGCTTGTCCTCGCCGTCCACAAACAGCGCCGGATGATTCTTGATGTGCGGCCTCAGGAAGTCGTACAACCCCTGCGTGGCAATGACGTCACCAGCACAGTAGGCGATGAGACGTTCCCGGTCCACGGCGCTCTTCTCCGTCACGGCGCGTTCCATCGCAAACCGGTCGTAGCGATCAGTTTTCGCAGACAGCCCGACGATCTGGCAGAACGCATCCAACCCTTTGAACGGCGCCCCGGATTTGAACTCACGGCGCAACACCTTCAGCGTGTCCACCGTTTTGAACGGCGGCAGCGGCGGCAACCCAGCCTCGATGTGCAGGTCGCCTTTCAGCCACGGCACATCCGCCTCGTCGATGTAGTGCCCGACAACAATGTCAGCCTGCGACAGCAGATTATGCACGCGCCGCAGGAACCGTTTGCGGCCACCACTGTCCCATTCCGCGAGTTGAATGACCTCGGCGTCGTGGTACCACTTGGCGCACACGATCGTGGTGCGCGGCATTCGGGTCACCGTCTCGTACTGCACATACCGGTTCTTCAGGTCGCCCCTGTCCCACCAGTACTGTTCGGTGATGCCGGGGAGCCGTTCGACGTCGAGGATCAGAATCTTGTTGCGCACACCCTCGGATATGCGGACCTGACGTAGGTCGCTAGTCAGGGACATGATGGTTCCTCGCGTGGTGCCGCCACGATTGCGGATTCATGTCGGGCATGCCGTGTTTGATGAGTACTCGCAGCACGTCGGTGAACTGAACCTCACCGCGTTTGGCGGACTCCACCGCCGTGTTTATCTCTGCGCGTTCCTGTTTCGACCGGGTGCCCGCCCAGTCGCATGCGGGGCATGTGCGGGGTTGCAGGCCCGCGAGATCGGCCAGTAGTGACATTCGTGCGCCCTTCTTTCCTGGTGGTTACCGGTCGCGGCGTTTGTCGCCTTCGATTCGTTCCAGTCGTTCGGTTCGCAGCTCCTCCCGCAGTCCGCCGATGTCGCGTTGGATCTGTTTGAAGCCGTCGCGCACCAGATCGCGTATCTCGTCGAGGTCGTCACGCATGTTGGTGTCGTGGGTGTTGACGGTCTGCTCGTGAATCTCATCGGTTTTCGCGTCGATCTGTCGGGCACGTTCCCGGCCCTTGCGTTGCCCTCGAACAGTGAGGACACCGACAATTCCCGTTCCGATCGCTGCGATCGTGGAAGGCAAACCGATGATGAGCAGTCCTATCAGGTCGATACCATCTTCGGGCTGGTACGCGGCGTCCATTGCTTCGCGCACCGATTCCAAGATCATGCGGCAGTGACCGCTCTAGTCGCAGAAGCCGTTCCGGGGTTTCCGCGGCGTTCCGCGCCGATCGACATCAGCAGTGACACCACTGCGGCGCCGCCGGACACTGACAGCACTGACACCCAATCGGTGGCGAGTAGGTCAACCGCGCCCGCGCCGAGGGTGGCGATCGCGGTTTGGGCGAATGTGCGGGCCGCGCGTTCGGCGGCGTCGATCCAAAACGAACGTGTCAACATGGCTTGCATTTCCCCCTGATGGTTGGGTTGTCGGACAGCGCGGGGTCAGGTCGCGACGCCGCGCATCCACTCCACGTCGCCCGGTGTGGCGAACGTCGAGTAGTGCGGATTGGGGTTGGCGGCGAGGAACATGACGGCGTCGAAGATCGCCTTGACGATGCCGAAGCCCTCACCGACCGGGTTTCCGAACAGGGTGAGCACCCGCGAGAACAACGCGGTCGGGCCGCCGATCCACGAGTTCTCCGTGATGATCCGGGCGATCGCGGTCTGGTTCTTCCCGGCCGCGTCGTCGCCGACCTCGGCGAACATGTCTTCGTCGTTGGCGTTCTCGGCCCACCGGTCGGCGATACCCAGGGCGCGCGCGTCGAACAGCCGGTCCATGATGCCGTGGGTGCCCGGGTCGGGCGGCGACTGCGCCCACGAGCAGATCGCATCCTTCGCGCGGCGCGGGTTGCCGAACGCCAGGCCGCGGCGGAAGTCGGCCAGCCGGTAGTGCAGCGGCGCGTTCACGGGGATGACGTGCCGAGTCATGAAGTCGCAGAAGTCCTTGGCGCCGCGGCTGAACCCGATTCCGCCCCACGGCGTGCCCGGTGGGAACGGCCACATGATCTTGGGGCCGTTCGGGTTGTTCGGATCCACCGGTGGGCCCTCGATCTCGTGGCGCGACAGCTGCCGTACCCACGCGTCGATTCCGCTCTTGTCGAACGGCAGCGCCGCGGTGTTCCAATCGCCGATCGGCTTCCAGTGGCACACGCCCTGCTGTTCGAGCTGGCTGGCGGTCGACGCACACGGCCCGAAGAACATGTTCGACTGGTGGCCCTCTTGCGTGAAGATGATCGGCAGCACCGGCGCCGGCCGCTTCAGCAGGCCGACGTCGTACTTGAACTCGAGGTTGACCACACCGGCGATGTAGTGCGGGGCGCCCGGCTTGCCCTCGATGGTGTAGATGCCCTGGATGCGTTTCACTTCGGCAGTGAGCGCGGGAGTGAACACGTCGCTGTCGTCGATGGTGTTGCGCGCGGGGGTGAACTTTTTCTTGAGAAGTTGTTTCACCCTTCCCACCTCGGGCGATATATCACCTTCGCCCAAGCCTACATATGCATTCGCTATACGCACGATGCGCCAGCCCTTCGCTTCTTGAAGTTTCGGTGGTTCTGCGCACGACACGTCTTGCAGTGCCGCGTCACTTTGCCGTTTCTTTTGTTGACGTAGAAGTAGTCGTACTCATGTCCGAGTGGGCATTTCGTTCTCTCGCGCTTCGGAATCCAGCCGCGTGCACGCTTTTCGTCGCATGCAGTCTGGTAGTAACGATCGTTATATTGCTTCTGGCACGTGCGACAGACCCGTGCGCCTCTTGGACTAATCAGCGTGTTGGGCTCATTGAATACGTGGCCTTTCGGACACCTGTCGCGCTTCGCATAGTGGTGCCGCCCGTGCCGGACAACGTCAAGCATGTTCTCTGTGTGCGAATCCCAGCGCAGGTTTTCAAGGCGGTTGTCCGTATTAATCCCGTTGTTATGGCACCCAGACAGGTTGCCAGGTCGTGGACCGACGAACGCCTCCAGTACAAGTCGGTGCACTTTGAACATCCGCGGCTTGTCCCCGACCCTGGAAAGACTCGCCCGGAGGTATCCGCGCCCGTCTGGATGCTGATGCAGCAGACGCCCCCGGTAGGTGCGCGGACCCGACTTAGTGACCACGCAGCGGTCAACCGATCGAACCCGGCCGAGGTCGCTGACTTCATACATGCCCTCGTAGCCGACTACCGGGCGCCATTGCTCTTGGGTAGCATCCACTGCTAGCCCCTCTCTGCTCAGTTCAGTGATGGGGTTAGGGGCTGGGATGCGTTGGCGCGCACCCGGCCCCGTCACGTCGATTCTACTTGTCGCAGACGACATTTCGGATTTCGGCTACCGCGTCCACGAGGGACTTGCCGCCGAGCTGCGGCCAGCCATCGAGGTTGTATCCACGGAGCTGCCGCAGAATCTCGACGAGAATTTCGCGGTCGGTCCAGTCGTCCGGGAAGCGTTTCACCTTCGGCGGTTCGGGTTCGGTCTTGCCGCCAGCCGCCCAGTGGTTGACGCGTTCGGTGAAGTAGTCCCACGGGAATCCGTCGCCGACGTCGGTGTGAGTGCCGTCCTTGAGTATCTGGGTGACATACCGGTGGTCGGTGATTCCGGGGAGTCGGCCAGTGTACGGCGGCGCAATGACCTTGGTGGGGATGTTGTACTTCTTGCAGTCCTGCACGGCGAGGTACGCGGCGACGTCGATGGCGTTTCCGAACTTGCCGAGCCACTCGTTGCGCGACCATGCGGCGCGGGTGCCTGCGAAGCAGAGGTTGATGCTGCGGCCGTTGGCGGATAGCGCAGACCAGGAGGCGTAGTCGGTGTCAACATTGTCCACGACGGTCACACCACCGTCGGAGGCCTGAGAGACGGCGTAGTGGTAGGCCACCTGGCGGGACCTGGGCTGGTACCACAGCGATAGAGCTTCGGCGGCGTCATCGCGGCCGACGAATCCCTCACTGGTGTGCAGCAGGAAGGCGTCAATGTCATTGACGGTGCGTTTGGTGTTGTAGTGGTTCTCCGACCAGATGGGGAATTCGTTGTACGGCGGGCGGGTTTCGGGCACGTCGGTACCTCCAGTGGTGGGCCAGTACTTGTCGAGGTATGGGGTGACGGTGGCGATGCGTGACTTGATTTCGGTGAGGTAGGCGCGGCGGCCGTTGGCGTACCAGTAGTCAGCGCTGGGCCAGTTGGGGGCCTGCTGCATCCAGCAGATGTTCAGCCATATATCGGTGCTGGCACCGGGTTTGGCGCGCCACACGTCGAGCTTGTCGAAGAAGCCTTTGATTTGGGCTGCGGCACCGTCGAAGCGGTGTGGGTAGGAGCCGTCCTGCTGGGCAATGCCGTAGGTGGTGTGGGTGGGGTCCCAGATGGTGTCGTTCCAGCCGGACTCTTGGTAGAAGGTGGACATGACCGCCAGGCATTCGCTGCGGGTGTAGCCGCGCGCCTTGGCTTCGGCGATGGTGATTTGGGCGACTTGATCTTTCGTGGTCACCGTTTGCTCCCGAGGATTCCGCCGAGGACGGGGATGGAGCGGAGCGCACCGTCGATGATGTTGATGACCTGTTCTGGAAGGTTGGACAGGTCAGGGAGTTTCGCGACGATCTGATCATCCAAATCGGACAGATCGGGCAGGTTCTCGGTGATCCTGTCGGCGATTCGGTCAGCGATCCTATCGGCCAGCGGTCCGAGCAATTTGAGCAGGATAATTCCGAGACGGTCCATGTCGGGGGTCCTTTCATGCAGAAACCCCGCGCACCTCGTGGTGGCGGGGTTTCTGTGGGGGTTGTTCAGATGTAGAAGAGGGTGTCGCGTTCGATGAAGAAGTCGATCGCTGGATGTCCTGTGGCGAACATCCACGAGATGAGTCCGGTGAGGGCGACACCGCCGAGGAGTCCAGTTCCGATCGCCCCCGCTACTCGTTTGGTCATGACAGTCTCCTGACCGTGACGCGGGAGGTGTCGATGAGGTGTTTGCGGCCTTGGTCGTCAGCGACGGTGAGGACGGTTCCTGCGGTGAAGAGGATGGTGGCGTTCCAGCCGGCGGGGCCGTGGCTGGAGATGTGGATCTTGTTCATGGCCGGTCACCAGGTGTCGGTGGTCTCGACGAGGTGGCGTCCACCGCCGCAGCGCTTCACGCAGTGCTTCACGGTCTTGAGGCCGTCGTCAGTCATGACTTTTTTCACGGTGCCGTCACCGTTCATGACGGGGCTCCACACGGCACCTTGACCACCACTGCCTGTGGCGCAGGCGTGTTTGTAGATCATGCCGTGGCCGGTGCCGTGGTTGTCGCAGTGTTTGGGTGCGGCGTCTGCTACGGCGGGTGTGAGGAGTGCGAGGGTGAGGGCGGCTGTGATGGTTGCGATGGCGTTGCGTAGCATGGGTTGGCCTCCTGTTGGGGGTGGGCCGCTCGGCGGGGTCGGTTTCTCAGGACCTTCGCCCCGCCGAGCGGTGTCTCAAGTTGATGACTCGAGTCTAGCAATGCTGGACAGATTGTCAAGCAATGCTAGACTTCGATTTATGGAAGAAGATCTGCTCGCACAGATCCGCGCCAAACGGCGCCAACAGGACACTCTTAAGGACGACATCCGCGAGCTCGTTAACAAGGCCCTAGATGCTGGTATCCACTGGGAACAGGTAGCCGACGCCCTCGGCGTCACCAGCCGACAACGCGTATCCCAGATCCGCCGAGGAACCCGATGACTAGAGCTTGTCCTCTTCAGGACCGTAGGTCTCAAGAACCCAGCGCGCATACTCGATCAGATCCTTGACGCGAGTTCCGCCAGGCTGGCGCTTAACCCATAGCTCCAGATTCTCTGGGCGGTTATCGTTTCGGATCCCGTTCTTGTGATGCACCTCTTCGTGACGCTGCAACGGGCGGCCAAGTACCTCTTCCATCACCACGCGGTGTTCTAAGCGACTTGGAAGTCCGACGCCGGCATACACCATCACGTATCCCGCTTTAGTCTGGAGACGTTTCCCACCTTTCCAGTGAGGGTGATCGGGTCCGCTCAGATATCCCCGGTGCTGATCTGCCAGCGCGTGAGCACACTTAGCTGAACAGGTCTTACGTTGCTGTCCGCGGACTTTCCGTTCAAATTCTGCGCCACAGACGATGCATTCGAATTTGAATGGCCTCTTGTGCCGACCCTTCTGATACGCCCAGTTGCACTCGTCTGAACATAACTTGGTAGTCGGACGACGGTTAACGAACTCCTGGCCGCAGTGGACGCACATGCGCGGAGTTACCTTCATCCGGCTTATGAGAGTTCTCCCAGTCTTCCCCTTGTAGGGATGAAGACAAAACCACTGACCAGTTTCATCCTGCACGTATTGGTCTTGCGACTTTCCGTTGCGGCAGGGAATTTTCATACACCGACCGTAACATCCCGTCTGTTGTTACGGTCGGTGTAAGGCGTCGTTTGTTGAACGTTTCTAGGACAACGTAAACACAGGTGACGGAGTGCCGTCGCTGTCAATTGTCAAAGTATTGCCGGCGGAAACGCTCACGTCCTGACCGCCGCCCGTCGTGTCGAGAAGGACATAAGCAAGCACGTTGCCGCTGACCTCGTACAGCACTGCCCAGCGTGCGGTGATCCCGGACCCGGACGCGGTCCACACGGGGTTGGTGGCGAATGACACCGCCACGCTTGTGGTGCCCGTCAGAGTGAGGGTGACGGAGACACCACCGGTGGTGTAGCCGTTGCCGTTCGACACTTCACCAGTCACACCCGACCATGTGGTGGACGATGCACCGATGTTGGATGACGAGGTGACGAGGGCGACTTTGAAGGTGTCGGAGTCGAGGTCGAACGTGCCGTCGAGCAGCATCTTGCGGGCTGCTGCGGGTAGTGTCCAGGTGCCTGCGGCCATGGGGGTTTCCTTTCAAATGGCAAAGCCCACCAGGATTTCTGGTGGGCTTCGAAGGGGGGTTGTTGGGTTAACTCAGCGGAATCGAAACGACAGTCCACGCCTGCGCCGCGGCGGCAGTCGCGCTAGTCGCGCCGGATGCGGTGGCGGTGGACAACGCCAGTGAGGTGGCGTTTGATGTGGCGTGAAACCTGTTGGTCTGCCCTGAGAACGCAGTGAAGTCGTATGCCCATCCTGCGCCCGCACCCGAGCTCGCCACCATCAGCATCACCCCGTTGGTGGGGGCGGTGATCGTTTGTGAGGCCACCGTGCTGGATCCGTATGTTGCGGTGGCGGTTCCGACTGTGGCGACGTCGGTGAATGAGATGGCGTTGAGGTAGTACCAGGCCAGGCCGGATGTGGTGGTGGCGAGCGTTTTTGCTGCGCCGTTTCCTGCGCCGGCCAGTCGGTAGATGGAGACACCACCGTTGGCGGAGGTGTTGTTGTGGCTGAAGCTGGCCACCAGGGTCATGGCTACGCCGCCGTATGTGATGGTCGAGACACCGCCACCCGAGCGATCCCAGTTGATCACCGCGAACACATCGGCCCCCGCCGCGGCGGTGAACGACAGAGACGGGCTGCCCGAGGTGCTCACTCCGGCGCCGACCGCCTGGTACGCGGCCGGCGCCTTACTGGTGACAACGGGTTGCCCCCCGGTGAGGGTCATCGCCGCCGCGGCCGGTGTGAGCCGCGTAGCTTGGGTGACAACGGGTTGGCCGCCGGTGATGGTGAGTGTGGTGGCACTGGGTTCGAGGATGCGGGCTTGCCGGATCTGTGGTTGTCCGCCGGTGATGGTGAGTGTGGTGGCGGTGGGGATTGCGACCGGACCGGAGAGGGGCTGCCCGCCGGTGATGGTGAGGGCGGCTGCGGCGGGTTGCAGCAGGACATGCTGCGTGGCCTCTACCGGGGGCTGGCCCCCGGCGACAGTCATCGCCGCCGGGGCGGGGGTGATGATGGTTTCCACGATCCAACCGGGCATCACGCACCCCCATTCGGAAGGTTGGACCACTCGATGCGGTTGTAGCCGTCGGTGCCGGTGCCGGCATCAGATCCGTCTCCGCTGCCGCCCGCCGATCCGAACCCGCCATTACCGGCGGGGCCGTCGCTGGTTCCGTTGTTGCCGCCGCTGATGGTGTTGTCGTTGGACAGCTTGCCGCCGCCGCCCTTACCGCCAGCGCCTGCGCCGTTGGTTCTGCTCTGGCCGCTGGTGGGGCTGCTGCCGCCGTTGCCGCCGTTGCCGCCGGAAAAACCCGTGGCATCGAGGCCGGTGATGACAGCGGTGCCGCCGAGGCCGCGCGCGCCGCTGGACGATGAGCTGGTGCCCTTTTTGCCGCCCTGGCCGCCGTTCGCGGTGAGCGACACACCACCCGAGGTGAACGTCGACGCGCCGCCGTCGGCGCCGTCCCTGCCGTCACCGGAGTACGCCTTGGCGCCGCCCGCGCCGCCAGTGCCGAGGGTTACGGAATACGTCGATCCCATCAGCTCCACCGGCACCCACACATCGATGTACGCGCCGCCGCCGCCACCGCCACCGCCGTAGCGGTAGCCCGAGTTCGAGCGTCGACCGGAGCCGCCGCCACCACCGGCGCCGCCCAGGCGCACCCACGCACCCGTAGTGCCCACCGGCACCGGGGCGTTGGTGCGATTCACGTTCTCCTCAGTGAACGGTTCAAACGCGGCCTTCACCTCGATAGCCGGCTGGCCACCCGTCACCGACACCACCGCACCCGCCGGGGTGAGCGCCTCACCACCAGGACGACCACCCGAAACATGCAGCGCCGCAGGCGAAGGAGCCAAAACCTTGTTCGCCACATCGATCAACACCTGCGGCTGACCGCCGGTCACAGGCAGGACACGCGGCAACGGCTTCAAATCCACGTCCTGGGCGATCTGAATGTCGACCGCGATCGATGACCACCGATTCGCCGTCGGCGACAGCGCCGACACCACACCGGTTTGAAACGCCGTGTTCACCACCAGCTGCGGTGACACACCCACGAACCGGGCCCGATTCCGGCCACCCGACACCGTCCCCAACTGCGACGAACCATACGCGCCCGAAAACGCCTGCAACGTGATCGAACTGGGCTGCGCAGCCACCGAATGCGAATGCACCGTCCCCATACCGAAGTTCACCGAAGGTGACGACACACCCGACACCGGGCCAAACGACACACCAAACCCCGTGATCCACGTCGAAGCACCCGAAACCGCAAGCGTCTTCGACACACCAGTGCCAGCGCCCGCCAACCGATACAGGGCCTGCCCACCGTACTGAGCATCATTGTTGTGATACGCCACCGCGATACGTGTCATGTCCACACCGCCGTACTTGACGACCGGAATAGAACCCTGGCGATCCCAGTTCACGAAAGCGAACACGTCAGCGCCGGCCGCCGCGGTGAACGGCTTCGACACCGCCCCGCTGCCCGCCAACGCCTCGGATACCCCGCCATAACCCAAACTGGCCGGCGCCATCGGGAACGCGCGCGGATCCGCAGCCACCGAACACGACGTGTATTCCTTGGCTGCCATCGAGCCGGGCAGCATGAACTCGGCGATCTGCGGGAACATCCGCGAGAACGTCGACACTGTCATCTTGTCGGTGCCCGTCGTCTGCGAGTTCTCCGCAATGCACACGATCGCACCCGATTCCGGATGCCATGTTGGCGAGCACTCGTAGCCAGGCCACGAGCCCGCGTGGCCTTTCCACTCGCCGAAGTCGTACATGCCCAGCCCGTAACCCACCTGCGGCGGCGCCCCGAAGTCGGGTTGCATGCCGATCGGGCAGAACGTCGACATCCACACCGCGTGCGTCTCAGGTGACAACAGAACCCGATCCCGCAGCGCCTCAACCCACTTGTGCAGGTCGTGGATGGTGGACACGATGCAGCCCGCCGCGTAGGCGTACGACGGGTGAATGACTGTCGGGTCACCACCCGCGCCGCCACCGTGCCCCGTGGCATACGGTGCCGGCATCTCCGACGTGTTCGGCCACGACGTTTCTGTCAGCCCCAACGGCTCGAACATGTCCTCGATGACCACGTTGCGGATGTTGCGGCCGGTGACCGCCTGGACGATCAGGCCCAGCAGCACATAGTTGGCGTTGGTGTAATGAAAGTCGGTGCCCACCTCGAACATCGGCGGATTGCCCTTGGCGATGTTGAAATGGGCCTGCTCGTTGAACTCCATCGTCGGGAACAACACCAACCGCAACAACATGCCGAGGTCTTTTTGCTCATCAAACACACCCGACCGCATCATCAGCAGGTGCCGAACCTTGATCTTGCTGGCGTTCGGAATATCACTCAACTTGTACTGGTCGGTGTCGAACTGGTCGATCGTGTCCTCCAGCGACAACAACCCCTGATCAACACAACGCAACACCGCGACCGCCACGAACGGTTTCGTCGCCGAACCGATCCGGAAATGATCATCGACAGTGATGGGGCGTTTCCCCGCCGAACCGCGCGCGCCAATATAGGTGCCCTTCGGCCCCGAGATGTACCAGATCAGGCCAGGTCCCGCCCCGGCGGCCATCGCATCCGTGAAAATCTGATCAATGACCGCCTTATCGGCAGGATCCATCTCCGAATCGGGAGTGAACTGTTCAGTCGTCTCCTCAGTGACCGGGCCAGGATCAGAAATGTTGCCGGCCTGATCAATCGTGCGGGTATAAATTCGGTACGGGGTACCAGACGCCCGACCAGTCCAATCCCAATCCTGATCAATCGGAATCGGCTGCTCATTGAGCTTCTGATCCGTATCCGCGTCATACACGTTGTAGGAGACAACGCTCATTCGTCTGTGCTCCCCACTGCTCGCACCGTGATAGTCGAGAACGACTTCCGCACAACCTCAGTCGTCGGCGGCGTCGGCGGCGTCGTATCAACAGGCTCCGGGGTAGGCGCATCCACCGCCCGGCGGTAAAACTTCACCCAACCACCACCAGGAGCACCAGGACCACCATGGTTGAGGAACCGGTCACCACCATTACCGCCACCACCCGGCGCGATACCACCACCACTGGGCACCTTCTGATGCCCACCCGCCAAATACTGCTCGCCGTTGTACTCCAACGGATCCGGGTAACCACGGCCGATCGGCTTCCCGATCAAACCGAGCGAATCACCACCCGCACCGCCCTCACACCGCAACTCGTGCACACCAGTCGACGTTTCGAACGAAAACACAGTGTCGCCACCATTGCCGCCCACACCAGTACCACCAGCACCCGGCGTGCCCGGAATCAGGGAAATGATCACGTCCTCATCGGCCTCGAAATGTTCACCCTCGATGAAGGTCGCGCCGTTCGGCTTACCAGGCCAGCCGCCCTCACCGAACTGCGCCAAAGACGCCTGCCGGCCAGCACCCGAACCACCCACACCAAACAGGTCAAACGCATTCGCCCACTTCGGCTTCGCGATCGTCGTCTCATTCGTGCCCAAGTAAAGAACCATCGGGTCGTAATGATCAGAACCCGAACCTGTATCGACGGCGAGTTCAATCCACGGCACCTTTGCCGACCGCACCACCGCCGACTTCGCAATCACCAACGGGGGATTGTCCGGATTGGTCGTCTCGTCGCGCACCGCCGCCGTCGACTTCACATTCGCATACGGATGATCAGGAATGTCATCCTCTTCGTCGTAGCCGCGGATGTAGTGCGTGCCCGACCCGACGATCACAACCTGCACCTCGAACTCGTCGCTGACCTCGCGGGGCAGCGCCTCGTCAAGCTGGTAGTACACCCAGCCCGTTGTGTCACCCGGAGGCAGCAGCGACACCAAGTTCGGTGAGTGATGCACCCGCACACGCGCACCCGTAGCCTTGTCGATCTTGCGAACATTCGCGTAGCACGCGGTGATGTCCTGCGATCCCTTGCCGAGCCAGCCGATCACACCAATCGGCTCCGACTTGGCGGCACGATAGGTGATGGCCAGCGTCGCGTTCTGCGTCACCGGAAGCCACGTATTCGCATTCGAATACGGATAATTCGCGTCCCCCGAAGGCAACAAACCCTTGTCGACCGGCTTGTTCGTGGAGATCCCCGCCAGCAGCCACGCAAACGCCCCCTGCGCCGCGTTCGACGACACCTGAAGGATCGTGTTGAACAAGTCCGGGAGGCTCGCCCCGCTGCCGTGCTGACCCACCAACCCACCAACGAGATGGTCCAAGAAATTCTGAATCGCCTCAGCAATATTGCCGGCACCCAAAGACCCCAAAATGTTGGCAGGGTTGATCGACGTCAACGCCTCCACCAACTCCTCAAACGGGTTCAGAATCGCCCCGACCGTGCCCCGCAAAGTGTTGATGATCGTCTCAATGAGCAGATCGATCCGACCCAACAAATTCTGCAGAACGTCAGGCAAACCATCCACCCAATCCTGCTTCAACCGGGTGTTCTGCGACGCCGACGCATCATCGAAATAAAACGTTCCACCCGTGGCCGTTTCAGTGACCAGGAACCGGACCTGAACCCCCGTCACACCCTCAGCAGGCTCATACACCCCCGACAGCTCAACACCCGGCCACTCCACATCCGCCGCACTCGGCGTGTAGGTCGCCACATCAACAGGCGCATCTGTCACATCGCCGCGATGCGGAATCACCTGCAACCGGACAGCAACACCCGAACCCACATACCCCTCATGCGCAATGAACACCTTCGGCGTGAACTCCTGCGCCACCGGGATCACATCTTCGCTGTGGATCGCCTTCTGCGTGCCATCCGCAACGATCTTCGCCGCACCCGAACCGTCACTGCTGCGCGACTTGCCCGCATCAATAGACCAGCCAGCGTCACTCGTGATCGAACCAGAAGCAAACTCGCCCGCCGACAACAAGTTGATGGACTGAGCCCGCCCCAACTGGCCAAACAGCTGCGCCAGCAACGACCGCGGCCCGATCAACAAGGTCAAGGGCTCAATGAAAACCCGGGTGACCGTCTCCCACACCTCGGACGGCTGCACACCGTCAGAGAAATCGATACCACCGAAAATCGGCGACAAAATATCGTTGATCAGGTTGATGATGTCACCGAGGATGGGAATGTCTGACGCCCAGTTGCCGAGCGCCCCAAGCGCGTCCTCGACGGTGTTCCAAATCTGGCCAGGCAGGTTCAGAATCTGGCGGATGATCGCCGTGATCACCGCACGGGTAAACTCGATACCCTCCCGCAGATCCTCAGGCAGAGATCCGAATAACGCAGCAAGAAACTTATCGAAGCCGATAGACGTTTGGCCGCGCATCGCGGCTTCCCACTCCGACTGAGGGCGGGCAGCCAACTCGGCAAGGGACCCATAGTTGAATGCCGAATCGGGAAACTGGCCATCTGGTTGCGTCATACGTCCCAAGCCTCGAAATCAGCGAAGTTTCCGCCGGGAGCGATCCACCAGTCCGCACCCATGATTACGCCGACCCGCCGGCGGCCAGGCCCGTGAGGAATCTCTGTGGGGGGTACCACCAGACCTGATCCGAGTTGAGATCCGTTGCGGTACATACGCAGCGTTGAGTTTGGGCGGTCATACCAGCCCTCAATAGTGTTGCCGGCCGCCAACGCAACACTGGTGGTGTTGTAGCGGCGCCACGAGTTCGGAGACGTGCCCTTGATCAGGGAAATCCGATGTCCGGTCAACAACCCGGAGGCGATTTCCACCCCGTAGTAATGAGTCATCGCCGTATCTCCACAAAACCAGAACTGCGAGGTGCCGTTGATGATCAGCCCATCAGGGATAGTGATCTTTGCCCGAATGTTGTCGGACAGCATCTCGGTTCGGTGATACCCGGCAGCACCGACCACCCACGACAACGGATCGAACAGGCTGTCCTCAGCGGTGATATCTGGTGATGCGCCGCCGGTGGTGGTGAGTCGTCCACGAACGTTGATCCAGTCGCGTACACCGTCGTTGAAGTCGTCGTAGATGCGTGTCTTCAAAGACAGGGACGTTGAATGTGAGGCTCGGGAAACGGCGCCCAAAAAAACCCCGTCCGTGAGGGGCGGGGCTATCGGCTTGTGGGACCGTGACGACGAAGCACCGATCATGCTGACGCCCGATGCTGAATCGCCACCGTCACCGACTGGGATACAACTTCCACCCCCGTGCCGCCGTTGATCGGGAACTCTTCAATGAACGTATCCCCGTCCCACACGCGCACGAACCGGACAGCGCCGTTGACTTCTTCGAAAGTGACACTGCTAGACATGACTCCGTTGGTGGGGGTTCCCCATGTGACAGACTCCTTGCTGCCGAGCATGTTTGAGTTGTCTGACCCGGTAGCGGTGTGAAGGCTCATCGCGTCCACGTTGCCGTAGGCGGCGCACAGCTCGTTCAACTGTGAAGTGATCATGCGCGTCCCTTCCTCCACACCGGACCTTCAAACCACGCCACACGCGGATACCCGGGTTCTTGCACGTACAGGGTGTAAAACGCGCCGTTCGGGATCGGATCCAGAAGGGCAGCGAGGATCTGGACCCGAACTGAGGTCGAGGTGACCTCAGCGGCCGGCCAGTACCCGAGAAGTTCGGTGGTGTCCCGAGAATAGATTTCGTACTCTGCGGTGGTGTCGTCGGCGAACGACTGACCTGCGGCCAGTTCGAAGACGTGAACAAAGTCTTGTCCGCGGCGGATCACCATGTCGTCGTAGCGTGTGCCGTAGTCGCCGATCATCGTCCGGACTCCTCTTCACGTAGCCGCTGCAGTTCGCGGAACACTTCGGCCTGCTGCTGCGGCGTCAGCCGGGCCACCGCATCGCGGGCAGGATTCGGCTCCGGGTCAGGCTCCTCCACCGGAACCCACGTCCCAGGTGAGGTCAGCCAGTGCGGCTCATTACCGGACGGCCTGCGGTACTTGATGACCGGTTCCTCTGTGGGCCGAGCACCGCAGTCCCACAGGCGTTTCGACACCATCCGCAGGTAGTCAACTGGCATCGCCAACTGTCCGCCACGCATACCAGGCCACGCCACCAGCATCCACAGAAATGCTTCTTCCGGGTTGGTGGGGTCGCAGTTCTCGCGAGTCGGGAAATCCATCAGTAGACACCCAAATCTCTTAGTCCGGCCACGATTTGCTCGATCTTTCCCCACGCCCTCTGGGCAGGGTCCTGCAAAGCCCTGTCGTCTCCGATGGTGGGGATCCATTCCTTGGCACCGTCTTCGGTGAGTTTCAGTTCGATCTTGCGGGCGCGGTCCATCCAGATCCGACCGTTCGGATCATCAGGGATGACGTATCCCAAACGGTCATCGAGGAAGTAGTGCCCTAACCCGTTGTCGCCGATCAGGTACGGGGCACCGTCGATAACCTTCAGTTTGCAGGAGATGGTAGTTTTGGTTGCCCAGAACCCGGCCCGCAACACCATCAGGGATGCGATGGTGTACGCCTTGTTGGCACCGTCCTGGAAATACTCGAAGTACCTAGACCAGCCTGACTTTTGCGCCCTCTCAATGCTTTTGACGCTCCACCACGCAAGGATGGTGTCCTCGTAGAGGGGCTTGAGTAGGGTGTCGACCGTGCCGCCCAAGGACCCGATCTGGGCGAGACCACCCAGGATGTCAAAGGCCGCCTGAATGGACGCCGATATGGCCTCGTTCACGCCGGGCATCGAGTGGCCGCCGACGTTCACTTGAACACCCTTGGCTGGGGAGTTGACGTGCTGCCCGGTCTCCACCTGCCGGTACACCGCGTACGGGTGTTCCTTGTGGGTCAACCGCAGGTTGGGGAGGAAGTAGTCGTTCGGCTGGTCGGTGTCCTCGATGAGGTTCTCAGTGGAATCGATGAAGTCGTCGGCGAATTCGGCCACTGTACGAGCCAGTCCGTCAAATGCGGTGCCGCCGTTCGAAGTTCCAATGTGGACACCAGACTTGTCGACGATATCGATGACGAGGGTTCCGTAGCGCAAGTTCGCGCCGCGCCACGGCTCCGGATCGCCTGGCAGGTAGCGGGTGCACTGCACGGACAGTTCGGCGTCCTCAAGCATGGTGTGCGCCATGTCGTGCCAGTTCTGCCAGCGGCTAGAAATCAGGCCCCACACCACACCGGAGTTCATCGCGTCGATGAACGACGTTGGCTTCACGACTACTTGCCAGGTGGACTGGTCGAAAACATCCAAGTAGGACGCAAAGTCAAGCGGGTCGTCAGGGATAGTGATGAGCGGGTTGTGTTCCCGGATCAGCTGGAGGTGCAGGGCGAGTTTCAGAATCCACGTGACCGGACCTGCCACGAGAAAGGCGCGGGGGAACTGGAATGCAGCCGGCAACCAAGGGTTACTCCACACGGAATACCACTTGGTGTTCTCATAGTCGTGCAGCCAGTCGCACACCACGACCACGTCACCGTCTTCGCGGTACTCCACCACACACTTGTCGAGCCGGCCCGACCAGCGGGCACCGCAATAGTCGGCGGTGATGTGCACGTTGCGTTTCTCGCCGCGTTCCATGCGGCCCCACATGTCGTAGAGCCAGAACCCCTCCGGAGAATCGAACGGCACCTCGGTTTGCGCCGGCCCCGAATCATTCGAGATCCACGCGAACGTCGCCGAATACTCGTTGCGCATCAGGTGGTGCAAGCCCCAGTCCCCATCCCACAATCGGATGAGGACATCTTCGTCGCGCAGCATCTGCTCTTGGCGTTTCTGCGCGAGCGTGGCACGCCAGATCGCCTCACACTCGGCGGTGAGGTCCGGTTCAACGTCGATCACTTCAGCTAACCCACTCTTGACCCCAGGGGCGGGACCAGCGCCGCGGCTGAATCAACTGCACAGTCACCCCTCCCTCGGGAACGTCCGTGACGTACACGGGAAGCTTCTGTTTCTGCGTGTACGGCGGGACCACATGCATGAAGAACTGACCACCCATACGAGCCAGATAGTTGGTGTTGTTGGCGGTGCGTGCCATCAACTCATCGGGATCGAGGTCGATCGTCAACCCGCCATCGGTGGGGGTGATGTTGCGGCACGGCACCATCCGCGCCGCATCCTTCCCCATCGGGGAGCGATTCCCTGGTTTCCCGCCCCACGAGAAGTCCGGCAGCGTCGGGGTTCCGCCGGTGACAACCCATTTCACCAACATGTCACGGTTGGTGGGGTTGGACACCTCCACCTCACCCCAGCCCGCCTCAGTGAATATGGCGGTCGACACGTGCGGCTTCTCATACCAGTCCGGGTCGCCGGCCCGGATTTTCAACAGCGGCTTCAACAGCTGCTGTTGAATCGGGTCGATCTTCGGGGACAGGTCAGGGTCCTCGTACTGGACGATGTCCAAGTATCTGGTGCCTGACATTTCCGTGGAGACGCTGATTTTCGCGTACTTGGCGTCCAGGTCGTAGCGGTCCAGTTCGAACCCGATCGCCTGGATCAGCAGGGACTCGTTCTGCTCCGCGGTGCGGCCGTTCGTTTCCACACACGTAAACTGCAAATCCATGTCGCGGGCAACCGGCTTGCGGGACTTCTGCTTGGCGCGGCGCTGCCGAGCACCCTGCTTCCACGTCTGCTTCTCTGGGGTGTCGTACAGTTCCGACACCCCACCCTCGGACAGATAAACACCCTGCCGACCGCGGTCCTCGCCGTGCACGCAAAGGTGTTCATCGTTCTGCCCGTGGATGGAGATATCGCGGATCCCCGGCTGGCTCATGGCCGCCCCTGATGAGTCATCGCTTCGCGGCGCTGCACCTTCGAAAGCTTGCTCATCGCCTCATCCATATCCAGTGCCTGCAACGTGCCCACAAGGGGTGCATTGCGGCCCATTGCTGGTGTCAATTCGGCCATTTGGTCCTCGGTGAAGACGTACTCGGGGCGGCTGGAGAAGTTTTTGCCAACCATTCCCGGTTCCAGCACGCCACCCTGGTCGAAGGAGAAAATGTTGCGCCACCAGTCGGTCTGCTCCGGGGTCACCGGCTGGCTGGCAGCCTGCGGCCCAGGAGGTGGCCCTGCGGGAAGTGCGGGGGTAGGCGCTCCCGGTCCCGGCGGTGCCCCATTGCCCTGATGTGGCATCGGCGGAGGCTGCTGTCCTACCGGTTGTTGACCAGCCGCTGTGGGTTGCGCACCCGCTGCTTGCTGCTCCATCTGCTCACCGGTCGTCGTGGCCGCCGGCATAGCCGCCCCTTGCGGCAAGAACGCTGTCACATCCGTGGACAGCCAGCGCGGAGCACCAAACGGAGTCAACTGTTCGATGAGTGCGTCCGTGCCGATGCCGGCCATCTGGAATCCATACGACACACCACGCTTAGCGGCGTTAGCACCCAACCCGATTGCGAACGCCGCCGCTGGCCCCGCGGCCTGACCGCCGGCGCCGAAACTGCCCGCCGTTGCGGCAGCCGAAGCCGCGGTAGCCGCAGCAGAAGCCGCCTGGTCGATCAGACCGTTGATCGCCTCGGCGCCCATGTTGTACAACCCGGACACAAAGCTGGTACCCGCAACACTGGTGTTGCCGGCGCCGGCGGGAATGTAGCCCTCAGTTCGGCCCGAATCTGTGGGGAGCGCGGCACCATCACTGCCCTGGACGGGTTGCCCACCGGCACCGACCGGCCCAGGAGGCAGACCAGCGGACATGCCGTGCTGCTGCATGTCCCCCATGTCTCCGGAGTTCGGCGGTTCGTAGTACCACTGCTGGGAGAAGTCGTTGGCGCCCTTAGCCCCAGCCCCATACATGGATCCGGCGCTGCCCGCGTTCTCCACGTTGATGCCGTTGGGCAGGGTGCCCGCCATGTGACCGTTAGTTCCGCTGCCACCGTTGGTTCCGACATTCAATGCTCCGGGCTTAAAGCCCCGCTTGAACCCCAACGCTTCGAAGTCGGAATCGGTGGTGAAGTACCGGCCCGGAGGAAGACCTGCCATGCGCGCATAAATCTGCGACATGAACATTGAGCAATCGAACGCCCCGTACTGGTACGGCTGCCCGGAGTTCTGGTAGGCGTAGTCGATCGCGGGGATCGCGCCACCATTCTCAAACCCGGGAACCGCAAACGGTTTAATCTTGCTGCGGTCATATGGGTGCTTCCAAATGTCCCGCATACCGGGCGGCCACCACTCCGGAAACAGGTAATCGTCCGGGTCGATCGGCTTGTCGAACCATCCGGGGGGCGGATCGCCCCACTTGCCGCCTTCACTCCAGTCAGGCAGGCCCTTCTGGTTGGGGTTGTTTCCTCGGTTCGGGTCGGGCGATGTTCCTCGACGATCCTTGTCGGTAGCACCGATTTCCTGGTCGATCCACGGAACGCCGCCCTGCTTGATCGCACCACCATTGGAGAATCCGGGGATCGCACCGGCGCGGATCGCCGCACGCAACGCATATGCCCCGGACTGCCCACCCAAAGCATCAACTTCATCGGCGGTGAGCATGTGCTCGCCGGGGGCAGCCATGATCAGGGTGTTGTCTTTGCCCTTCGGGCCGGGGCCACCGATCGGACCGCCGTGAGCACGACCCCCACCGAAACGTGGACGCTTCCAATCCTCAGGGTTATAGGGCACATAACCGTCCGCGCCGGCCGGCACAAGCATTTCACCCACGCTGCCCGGAGTTGTTGTGGGCGGCGTGTACCCCGCCGGGGCATGGAACACCTCGTTGTAGAGGTTTTGCAGCTTCTGTTTGGCGGCGGTGATGTCCACATCCACCGGAACGGTGGCGGGAGGCAGGGTCGAGTTCTTCGACACGAACGCATCCAGCGCGGCCTGCGCTGCCGGGGTTCCCGGAACGACCTCGAACGATCCATCTGGGAGGTTGCGCACAACGATGCCAAGGTTGTTGAGTTCCTCCACCTTTTCCATGGCGTTGGACTCAACGATGATCTGCCCGTTGTCGTTGATTTTGATGAACGAGTCACCCAAAGCATCGGCGACCTGCGCGGCGGCTTTCGTCTTCGCAGCCCACGTATCGAGCTTGCCGTAGAAACTCCCAGCGTTCTGCGCTGCCTCAGCAAGGTTGTCGGACACCTTCTGAAGTCCCTCGCCCCAGCTGAAGAATTCCTCAGCCTGAGTGCGCAACTCGTCGGCGGTGTCGTGGTCCCCGCGGATATCGGCCTGCCACGCCTCAAACTTGTTGACAGCTCCAAGCACATTGCCGATACCGCCAGCGAGACCGGCAACAGCTTCGATAATGTCCGATGCGCCTTGCAGTGTGGACTGCGCGGCCCACACCACAGCCTTACCGAGAGCCGTCCAGAAGTCGACAATCTGAGCCTGATGGGCGCTGACCCAGTTATTCAGGTTGTCCAGGGCGGTGGTGAGAGTACCGATACCACCGGAGGCGTTCTCGAACGGCACACCAAGTAACGTCGCGCCGAGCCGCCCCAAGGCGGCGTCAAGGTTCTGAACCGCGCCATCGAACGACTGGCCCATCTTCTGCGCCGACCCAGCGATGTTGTCATGCACCGCGCGCTGGAAGTCCGCGGCAGAAACCTTGCCGTCAGAAACCATCTTCTGCAGCGCCTCACCGGTCACCCCGTAGTGCTTCTGCAGCCACGTGAAGATCGGCAACCCACGATCGGCGAGCATCTGCAGATCGTCAGTCATCGCTTTACCGTTGGTTTGGACCTTGTTGAAGATCGACCCCATATCGTCGAGCGACGTTTGAGCGATCGCTGCGGCGTCCGCGACATTGGACAAATAGTCGGTGAGAGACTGTCCAGTGGGGACGCCGGCGGCGACCGCAGTGGCGGCAGTGTTGGCAGCAGAATCAAGCCCGAAAGCGGTGCCCTTCACCGACTTCAACGCCGAATCCATGATCGTCTTCACATCAGACGCCGAATGGCCAAGAGCCTCAAGCTTGAACTTGGCGTTGTCGATGTTTTTCAGCCGCGTGAAGCCCTTGGTCAGGGAGGTAGCGAGCAGCCCGACAGCGGCAGTAGCACCTGCAGCAGCAACACCAATACCGGCCTTGATGCCCAGGCCGATACCCTTACCGATGACCGTTCCGACAGCGTTGCCGATCTTCTCCCCACGGATGGAGGACTGCAGGGCACGTTCATACGCCTGAGCGGCGTCTGCACCAGCCTTGGCGGCTGCGTTCTTCGACCCGCCCAACCCGTTCCCGATGGAGGTGTTGAGGTTCTGCCCGATCTTCTGCCCGGAACGGCGGGACGCCGACTCCGCCTCATTGAATGCCGAATCGATCTGCTTCTTGAGCTGTTTCGTCTCAGCCACAATGCTGACGTAGGCGACGGCCAGTTCAGTTCCGTTAGCCACCGGCCACCTCCCGTTGTTTCTGTGCACGGCGCCGACGAATGTGCTCGGCCTGTGCGCGTTTCTTCTCGTCGAGTTCGGCGACCGATCTCACGGCCGGCGGCTTGTCAGAGGGACGCTTCTGAATCTTGGGGCGTGTTCCCTTACCGCCGCCGCGTTGCCAGTTCGCTCCCTGCAACGTCACCAGAATCATCGCCAGGAAATCGAACAGCGGTGTCCACCACCACGATCGTGGATGCAGCGACCGATAGTAGGAACTGTCTCCGTTCGGGGGAAGCCAGGTGATCAGGTCGCGGACGTCTGCCCAGGAGAGTCGGGTACCGATGTCTCGGATGGTCCATCCGCGGGCGAGGAGGTCGGCGCGGATGGCCCCTCCGTGTTCTCCGTCGAGGAGGTCGGAGAGGCCAACAATTCCCCCAACGGAACCGCAGACACCCGATCCCACTCGGCTTTGGCCTGCGCGATCTCCGCGGAGGTACAGTTCTCCACCACCGCGAATTGCTCGGCAGTCAACACCACCTTGAATATGGCGAGATTCGCGATACGTTCAGCTTCTCGCTCATCCATCGGTTCCCCGAAGTCTGGGCGCGCCGGCTCGTCAGGTTCCGGTCCTGGATCCTCAACATCTGGATCGTCGAGTCGTTTCTCCCACGCCGCCAGGGCTTTCTGGTACTTGCGGGACTCAACCTGATACCGGCGGAACTGGCGGCGAATCTCGTCGCCCTGTTTCTCTGCATCCTGCTTGAATCGGCGAATCGCAGCTTTCACTTCACGAACACTGGCTTCATCGAGGAAGTCCCACCGCGGCAGAGACACCGGCAGGGGGGCTTGCCCTTCAGGGTGGAATGTCAAGGTGACGCGGACGCGTGGGTCGGAGGCGGGAATGATGTCGGTCATTGGCTGGACCTTCTGGTTAGAAGTTTTTGGCTGGGCCTTAGAGGGGCCTGCCCGGTGGCCAGGCCCAGCCACGGAAAACCACCGGGCAGGACTTTGTTACGACTCGTCGAGAACGTCCGGCTCGTCGATGTACTCGTTGACGCCGGCCGGGTTCTCCGGATGCGAGCCCTTCGCAGGCTTGTAGCAGTCGATGGTCAGGGTGTACTGGACCAGCTCGGACGACAGCCAGGTCACCTCACCGATCTCCGTCACCTGACCCTCAGGGATGACCAGCATGCGGGTCTTCACACCATCAACGACACGCACCACGAACGACTTCCGCGGCAGCGGCGCCTCATCGTGACGGATCGTGATCTTGCGATGCCCGTCGGTGAAGTCCACGTCAACGTTGCTGTCACCGAACACGGTCTTCAGCACGACCGGATTCGACTCGCAGCAGGTGACAGCCACGGTCTCCTCGTAGTTGTCCTGCGTAGTCTTGATTGTGGTGCCGGCGAAGTCCTTGTGCTTCGTCACGTCACGCTGAATGTTGTTGACGAATCCGTCATCACCCATCCAGCCATGCGGTTCGAGCGCCGCATCGAGTTCAGCGATCGCGTCGGTCGGCAGAGGAGTCCCAAGCGGGGCGCCGAAAAACGCTTCGTCATCAGCGGACCGGCCTGCGGCCCACACATTCTTTGAATCGGCCATGATGGCTCGCGCCCCTTTCAGGCGTTGATTGGCTGGGCCTGAAAAAAAGGGTCGGTATTCAGTTATTTGGTGGAGAGTGTGAGGTCTCCGTGGAACTGCCACCGGTCCATGTCGGTGACGTCTGGGTCGGGGAAGTCCACGGGTCCTTGCTGGTTTGACCAGCCGTAGGAGAACACCCCCGAAAACAAGGATCCGGCCGAGTTACGTAGTACGGACGAGACTTCGCCGCACCATGCTTCGATGTTGATGCTGGATCGGAGTGCTTTGCTCAGCCAGCATTCGACCAGCAGCCGATGTACGGACTGCACCGGGTTTGGTCGTCGTCCGTCAACTTGGGAGATGATGATGATTCGGTTAGGACGGTTGGTGGGCATTTCGTCGGAGACCCGGATCCCCGGCTGTCCCTCTTTGACAATGCGGATGCCGGTGAGCACACCCGGGGCGTCCGGCAGCCAGAAGTCACCCACTGAGAGCCCTGATCAGGGTGTTGTGCTTCGCGTTATGGCGTCGTGCGTATGGTGACACCGCAGCGACGCTGGTACGCCAGCGTCCTTGTGGCCGCCGTGCACCCTGCCGGCTCGACACCGCAAACCCAATACCGCCTTTGCCTTTCAACTGCTTGTTGGCTCTGGCAGCCACATCCTTCGCGGCGGCTTCCTCGAACGCCACCACACCACCAGCCGATCGGAGCTTGTAGTAGCCGCCGATCTTGTGCTTAACCCTGATCGTCATCTTCCACCACCACTTTCACCCAATGTCCGGCGTGAAACACACCCAACAGTTGGTCCGTTTTGGAGCCACCCCAAATGCACAGGTTGTTGTGTTCATCGGTGGAGAAACGCGTTGCGCCTTCGCATTCAGCAAGCTCTTCATGCGTGTGAACGACAATCACCCTTCAACCCTCCGAAGATTCACAACTTTGCCGCCAACCCCACCGAACGGTGACCCAGTGAAGTCTTCCGGATATCCGATGACTTCGTACTGAACCCCTTCGAGGTCAATCACATCGTGTGGCCCCGTCGAGAATTCCGGCGGCACCAGAAGTTCGATGTGCACCTCTACCCTGTCGTGCCCAGCGAGCTTCGGCTCCGTCGACGATGGTGAGGACCATCCATGAACTGCCTGTGGTGTGCCAGGTTCGTCCTTGGGTGGGGTCCACATCGGTTCGTCGCGACCGTAGTCGTCCTCACCGGATTCAGAGTAGGAATGCACGCCGACGGTGAACGGAGTGGGGAATCTCATGGCTCCTGCTCGTAGATCGGCTGACCCGCCAGAACCGCACCGCACGAACATGTTCCACCGAAGTAGACAGAGCAGATCGGCGAGTGGTAATTCCCGCAGGCCACGGTGTCGACCGCGAATGCTTTCGACTCCGCACCGTTCTTGCAGATGTCCTGCAACTGGGTGATCTCACTGGGCCACAGGTTGAACCCGCCGCGCTGGCGCGTATCGAAAGTGACCCCGTAGGGACCCATGGTTTGCGATTGCAGAGCACCGGATCCGGCTTGCGACCAGCGCATCACCGCGCCGATCAGGATCAGCTTCGCCTCCGCCAACTGGTCGTCAGTAGGGTCGGCGGCCAGGCATGGCGCGACCCGTGACGCGCGAGCATTCGCACCGTCAACCCACACTGCGGCCATCGCATTCGCGGCGATGTCATCGGGCAGGTCTGCGGCTTTGATGATCTCAGTCACGGGTCACGCCATCCTGTTCACTTGCTGTTCTTCGCCGATGCACGTTTCGCCGGCAGCCGATAGCCACCGGCCAGACGCGCATCCTTCTTGGACTCGGCGACCAGAACGGTCTGTCCGTTGGGGGCGATCAGAGTGACCGTCTCAACTTTCTTCGCGGTCATGATCTCCCCTCTCAGGATTCGTCGGCGTCGCGGACCACGGCGAACGCATCGGTCGACATGATGCCGATGCCGTACACAACCTCAGCGCGGATCGCGATCTGGTTCTGACGCTTCAGATCACCCAGACCGTCCGGGTCGCCGAACTCGATCAGCTCCAGAGGGATGCTGACCTGCACACCCCAACGGAACGCGGAGAAGTCACCGGCGATGGCCTTCACGTTCGGGTTGGTGGTGCGGTACACACCGGTCGACGCGGTCACAGCCTCCGGGCCGCCACGGACGGTGTCCGACACCGCAGCGTTCAGGCCGGCGAAGGAAGCGACGTCCGTGCCGAAACCGAGTTCCGGGTACAGCTTGCGGCCCTGCGAATCACGCTGGGTGGCCAGCATGAACGAGAAGGTGTTGTCCAGCGCGACACCGTCCGGGGACAGGTTGTCACCGAGGACCAGACCCACAGCAGCCTCAACAGCCAGGTCGGGCGTGGCTGAGGTGCCGGTGGTCAGCTCGACGATGTTGGTGGTGTCGAGGATCTTCGCCGGCGAACCCGACAGAGCCGCACCGGTGAGCGGGTTGATGCCGTGGATGCCGATCAGGTCAAGAGCACGACCCAGAGCAACACCGGACAGGTCCGCCATGGTCTGCAGGACGCCGAGTTGACGAGACTCGTCAGCCCACTTGACTTCCTGGCTGAACCGCTGGGTGACCTGCACCTTGCGGGGGATGGCGGTGACGGGAGCGAACGTCGCCGTCGACTCGCTCTTCTGAGCACCTTCACCGACTACCTCGCCGCGAGGCGGGGCGGTCAGGGTCATGTACTGCTGTTCACCGAATTCCTGAGGCTCGGCCATCGACAGGCGGGCCAGGACGGACTGTCCCTGAGCCTTCTGCCACACGCCGGGCACCAGGTGCTTCGGCAGTTGAAATGTGCCGGTTGCAAGAGCGACCATGAGAGGCGTTTCCTTTCAGAGGTTAGGAACCGCCGCCGCTGAAGAAGGTCCGCGCGAACGCGAGATCCTCTTCCTCTTGGGTGGTTCCGCTGTTTGTCGACGTGCCCTCCTTGGGCACATTCGGATGTTTCTTCTTGCGCTCGGCCTCGGCATTCGCCTGCTCCGCGGCGCGGTCTGCGAGCCTCTTCGCCTGGGCGGTGAGAGTCTCTTCGTCGGTTCCAGTGAGGAACAGATCAGCGTCTTCCAGTGAGATTCCGTGCGTGACCGCAATGCGGAGCCGCAACGCTTCCGCTTTGGCGGTGTCCCGCTCAGATTCAGCAGCAGTGATCCGACCGTTGGCCTTCTCGAGTTCAGAAAGGTTGGCCTGCTCGATCTCGTCGAGCTTGGCAGCCTTCGCCTTCAGATCGTTGTAGTCCTTGAACTTTGACCGTTCGCGGTCCAAACGTTCCTTCAGCGCGGCGTTCAACTCTTCTTGCGAGGTTATTGCCTTGAACTCGTTCGCGGCGGGCGTCTCTCCGCTGTTGTTGCCGCCCTGGCCTTCCGCAGTCGTTCCTTCTGCAGTCTCAGACATTTGTTCCTCCTGGTCCGTCCGTTGACCGCCGGACGTGGGCGTAACCCGCCATGTGACGGGAAGTCTTGTGAACCTTCTAATCGAGGTTGTCTTTGATCCATTGCCGCACGCGGGCACGATCTTCCGGCGTGGACGGCTTATCCGATGGCTTGTACGGCTCCACCGGCAACGCTTGACCACCCCACGCCGGGACAGCCTCGCAGTAGCAATGCCCATGACACGCGAACCTTGCCGACCGTTTCGTGTACACAGCGCCGCGGGAGGCAACCATGATGCAAAACTTGCACGCACCGGGCCGGGTGCGCCGCATGTATCCGCGTGCCTGCGGATCCTCCTGGGCTGATCCGGTGATCGTGTAGTTCGCCGAGTTGGCCAGACGCTTCTGGAAGCCGTCCTCCAACCGAGACTTGACGGAAAGCACATCAGGTTCGGGCAGTTTCAACGGTTCCGCCACCCACCCGGCCAGCGCGTAGGCCCCAAGATCCTCGATGGGTTCAACGATCGCGGAGAACCGGCCGGCCACCTCAGCGCTTTCACGCAGCTCGTCGTACCAGTCCGCCGCCGCCGCCATAGCGGCTTCGCTCCACGTCTCCAACACATCGGGAAACACCCCAAACAAGGCGGCTTCCAACTCTGCTGGGCTCAACGACCAAAGATCATCCAGATCATCGAGAGCCAGTACCGTCAACCCTTGCAGGACGTTACTGAGCCGTGGCGCCATTGTTCGACCGGTCAATCAGAGCTTGCAGCGTGCCGCGGCCCTGAACGCGGCGTTTGTCGGCCATGGCCCGACGCGCCTGCTGGGGTGTCAAACCGATCAGTTCCAAACCGACCTCGGTCTCCGCAAGCCACGGCACCGCCGCCAACTGCTTCATACCCGCATCAGCCTGCGCCGACTTCGACAGATACCGCGGATCCCGCCACTTCGCATCGATCGACTTCCACTCATCGGGGATCTCGTCGATCGCAACCTTGTTTTTCATCGCCAAAGCACGAATGAACGCCTTCCGCAGCGCCGGCGTGAAATCATCCACCGCGCCTTCAGCCTCAGCGATCAGCTCGTACTGCGAAGCGTCATACGACTCAGCCGACGTCGGATTCGACAACCCAGAAATCGCCACCGCCGTATCCGGAAGCGACGCCTCACGGGCGAACAGTTTCGCCAACCCATTGATGTCAGACCAATGCGCATCCGGGCTCGCGGCGGGGAACTGCTTCACATCCGCACGGGCAAGCTGCGGAATATCCGCATCAGCATCATCAGGAAGACCCTTGATCCGGCCCAGTCGCGCTTCCCACACCGACTTTATCGTTCCGTCAGCGTTTTTCAGAGCCGACTCATCAGCGCCAAGCAGCCAAAACTCCGGATAAGAGAACACATCCATGTGGCCTTCGCGGCGGGCCAGTTCACGCACCCCGGCGTCCTGCAACCCCATCATGGGTTTAGTGATCCGCGACTGCCCGAACGGACGCTTCGGCGCAGGCTTGTACGGCAACACCTGCGCCGGCACACCGTACACATGCTCATCACGGTCGACCTGCCACTTCAACGTGGCCTTGTCCCGCTGCGCGGTGACCGTCTCATTGTCCAAATACAGGGCCAGGGACAGCACCTTGCCCTCTTTGTCCTTGTCGATGATCGACAACAAATTGTTCAAACCGCGACGCCGCCGATTCCACTCACCGGTAGCCTCGGAGGCGTCCTTGACATGAATCAACGCTTCCGGCTCGTCGTCCTCACCAACCGTGTTAATCAGGAACGCCGGACCGTGCTGCATCGCAGCCACAATCGCACTGTCAATCTCCGACAGCAGATGGTTGTCATCCACAACCTCGGTGCCACCAAGACTGTCCAGGTCACCGTCCGGCCACACGAACCCTTCCAGGTTGCAGCGACGGGCCAAAGCATCAACAGCCTTACCCGTCCACCCCAGCACCAGACCAAGGTTGAAGTACTGCGGAGGAATCAACGTCCCCACATACTGGATCGTGCGTTTGTTCTCGTAATACGACGTGCGCAGCAGATTCTTCCACCGCAAGTTCTCAATCTGCGCGAGAAGCCCATTGATCAGGGCGTTTTCGTCGTTCGACAAACTGGGGATACGAACCGTCTGCTGCTGAATCACGCCGGCACCCCATTCGAATGCCGCTTACGCCGATGCGTTGCGCGACTGTTCCCAGACGGGCGGCGAGCGGTCATCGCCGCATACACCGCCCCCGACATGGAGATAGCCGGACCGATATCGAACGACTCGGAACGTGGCACAAGCATCCAACCTCCCGAAGTACGATCCTGACGGCGCGACCCCCGCACAGCCAGTTCAAGATCCTGCTGACCGTCGTGCGACAAACGTCCCTGTTCAACCAAACTCAGCCACAACGCGTTCCCCGCACCAGCCTCATTCTGCGTATAGGCAGACGCATTGAAGTACAGCTTTTTGAGCTTCTCCCCCAAAGCTTTCGCCGCACCGGTCGAATCATGCTTGATAGGTGTCCGTTTAGTGGCGTGGCGAGACATGAAATTCATCGCCTCCACCTCCGACTGTGTCCCAAGAGCAATTTCTACGTGCGCGGACTCTCCCTCGCGCCAACAAGCAGTGATCCAATACCAGCCAGAACGTGTGGCATTGATCCCGTACGCCGCCACATCTTCCGGATCCACATCAACATCCGCCGCCAGGCTGTTCCACTGGTCCCGCGGAACAACCGCCAGCGTCTCGTTCGTCTTATCCCAGATGCCGAACACCTCACGACGAACATCCTCCGGGGACATGTTCTCCACTAGACGCTCAATCGCCGACTTTCCGACACGGAACCCGAACGACGGATTGACCTCCGCGAGCTTCTCCCAGAACCGCGGCGCATCAATATCCGCCACCACATCTTTGGGATTCTCCGGGGAGAACTCCACATAGATACCCTTGAACGGACGCTTCTTCACCGGCGCCAAAGCCTTATCCCGCCGGCGTTTGAACGCGTCATGCACACCCAACGCGACTTCCTGCGGGCGCGGCGGCGTTCCCATAAAGAACGCCAACCCAATCTCAGACACGTTCATCGCGGCGAGCATGTCCGTCAACGCCGAATCCTTCAGGTTCTGACACTCGTCATACACCTGAATATCGACCTCGGAGAAACCGCGACCAAACCCCGCCGACCTGGCACCGAACAAGATCCGCGACCCGTTCGCGAAATGCACACCACGACTGTCATCGGTCTGCACCACCGGGTGCTGAGCACGCATCTTCGGCCGAATCGCCGGCTTCTCCACAATCCCCGCGATCTTCGTCAACGTCTCCGACGACGTCCGATCATGATGCGAAGACCAAATCACCAGCGTCCCAGGACGGGACAAACAGATCGCGATCAGCCCGACCATGATGCCCCACGTTTTGCCGGCCTGCCGCGCAATGCTCAGGGTCACACCCATCACATCGCACGCCAGCGTGCCGTCCTCACGCAAACCCAGGGCCGCGTACCAAATGTCTTCCTGCCACCGATCGAGCACAATCCCCATACCGGGCAGCTCAGGCGCGATCAGTTCGTTGTAGCGCGTGAAAGCTATGTCATCGGGGATGAAACACTGGCGGGCAATGTCGACAAGCGGCGCAGGGTTAACCCGACTTCCGGAAGCGATCGGCATCGAAAGCCACAACCTTGCCGGACTCCTTCGGAGCCGACTCCGACTCAGGTTTGAGCGCCTTCAACCGCAAAATCTCGGCCTTAGCACGCTCGATCTGCGTGTTCAGCTGCGAACGAAGCTGCGGCTTCTCCTCAAACGCCTCAGCAAGCAGACGGTAACGAATCTGCGCCTCCGCCAACTCATCACCAGCGGCCATCGCCTCATTCAACGTGGTGTACTCAGCCATCGGCTATCCTCTCGGACCCGCCGGTTGACCGCCCGGCGTCGGCGTAACGCGCCAAACAGCGCAAGATCAGATAAAACGTGGATTCACATACGACGGACGAACCTCAGCCACCGGACGAACACCAGACGACTTCGCACGATTACACTGCCGACACACACCCTGACAGTTGTCCAACGCGTCAGCCTCTTCCTCAGACCAACCCATCCGAAACGCCTCATCAGTACTGACGATGTGGTCAACCTCGAACGAACGCGGATGCGGCGCACGAGCGTCATAATCAATGAAGCCACTCAACGCCTGACAATCCGCGGTGATCCGCAACGCACACGGAGCGTCCCCGTCGCGCCGCCGAACCTCAGCCCGCCGACGATCCCGGATCGTCGTGGAAGCGAACGGCATTCAACCCCCTACCCCCAGGTCACACACACATTCGCCT